GTTTGGAATCGTGACGGAACTCAATGGGGTACATATAAAGTTCCTGCGCAGTGGGATATTAGTGATCCTTGGAATCCAGTGCAGACCGTACCTGAAACTATTGCCGGCACTCCAGTATACCCTATTCCTGCGCAGGCACTACAATTAATGCCTGACGATGTGATCTATGACGCCAATGGACAAGAAATAAGCCGCAATACTGCAACTAACTTTAAGAATGTTCATACTTTGTCTGGTTGGAAAGAACGAAATTGGGAATAATATAATGCAATCACCTCATTCAAGAAATGAAATCAAATACTGGTCATGGACCACTGCTGAAGGCCCGCCAACCTCCGGCCCTTTAATAGGACATAAAGGAATCAATGAAACAACTGGGCAAGAATTCACTTATTATGGATCAGTTTTAGGCTGGAACCCAACAACACCAGGTAGTAATGCCACGGAGATGGCGGCTTTAGAAGACGCTGCAATAGGGAATATAAGTTACACTGATACAAATGTAAACACAGAACTAGATACTCTTATTAGCGGATTAAGTGCTGGAGATACTATACGAATATATGCTCCTACAGATTGTTATGTAAATTTTTCAGCAGATAATTTAGAAACGCCACCAGCAAGTTCCGCAAGTATGTATTTTCCAGCCGGTATAGAAAAATTAACAATACCACCAGGAGCCTTATATATTAATGTACTTAGGGTTTCTACTAATGGAACATTAAATATAACAAAGGTTAGCTAATGAAAAAAGTTTTATTTTTATTATTATTTATCATTAGTACTGTTGTTAGCGCAGAAATATTTGATATTTCTAGTATATATGCATATAGCCCTGAAGAAGCAGGAATAGTTATAATTGGACATGATTTCTCCGTGGGTGATAGTATAAGTTTAGGATACATTGGAGTAACTACTGGCCCAGATCCTAATGGAATACATACCGTAACGTTTTCTGAGGCTAATGCTATAAGAATAAATTTCTCTGTTACGGGAGGTTCTTATACATATACTAATGCTCATGCAACAAATGATGGTCTTCGTCCTGGGGACGCTAACTATCAAAATCCATATGGTGGGGTTGATTACTTTGTTTCAAATAGTGGCGATGACACTAATGATGGCACCCCTAGTTCACCTTATGAATTTATTAGTTGGTACTTTTTTAATACAACATTAAAGTATTTATTACAACCAGGAGATAGAATCTTTTGGAAGCGTGGAGACACTTGGATATCAACCTCAGCCGCAGCAGATTATGGAAGAATGCGCTTAGATAACCAAGTTAGAGATTATCCTGGACCACATACTTTTGGTGCTTATTCTTGGGATGGCACAACTCTACGTACTGACGATAAGGCACCTGGAGCCAGACCTATTTTCTATGGTTATGGAGATGCGCAGCCTACATTTGTAGCAGATGGCTCAAATTGGTATTGGGACTATGCGGGTACTAATTATTTTGGTATAGGTGAAGATGGAGTATTTTTGCAGGAGGTTGCAACATACGCTCAGTTAGCAAATGGCAAATGGTGGAGAGGTGATCAAGGTAGTGGCATTAAAATATATTTTAGAGCCTCAGATGGATCGAATCCGAATTCCAATGGCAAACGCTACACTAAGTATAGCCACGGCTCTATTGTCTCTTTAGGTGGGTCTTATGAATTAAATGACTTTACCTTTGAGAATATAGATCTAAAAATGTGCGTTTCTGGACTCATAATTGCTGGTAGTACAGGGACAGGTACATTTACAAATTTAACATTTAGGAATATGGATATCGAAGGTTGTCTTAGCGGAATATCTGGGTATTATAGTGCCGCAACTGTTACTGCCTCAGACTTCTTAATTGATAACGTTAAAATCCATGATGGTGGAACAGGAATATATTTTGCAAATAGCAATACGGGTTATAGTTGGGATAATGTTACTATTAGGAACAGTGAGATTTACAATCTAGATACGAATTGCTATATCAGAGAAAGTACTAAAATAACTGGCGACGAGATGGCGCTTGGCTCACAGAACCCAAATGGATGGATAGTAGAGAACACAAAAATATACAATATAGGGTGTCCTAATGGTGGCAATCAAAGTTCAACCATTACCAACATCTCTACTACCGGTAATCCAACAACGATAACCTGGACTGATGCCTTTATATATACTAGTGGCAAGTTAATATGTATTACTGGATCTTCAACCTCAGAAGATATAAACGATTGCTGGACTATTACAAAAGTAGACGAGACATCTGGAACTATACCTGCAAATGTTACATCAGTTACTACTAATGGTAATATGCTAATACTCAATGGGCTAAATGTCTTTGAATGGTGGAATAACACGTCTAGCGGAACGTGCCAGAATAACAAAATAAGGAATAATCTTATTTATGACTTCTACTACTATGGTATTCAGCTGTGCAATGATTTGAGTAATAACTTTTCAGGGAATGAGATTACAGGGAACATAGTAGTTGGAAACTATACTGCAAGCCAAAACGTTGCGTGGTGGTCACCACATGCTTGCATAAGGGTTGGTGTGCAGAATACAAATAATGCAGCAAATAAAATGTATAACAATACAGCTGCTAGGTGTCAGGTTAATTATGACTTTGGTATCTCAGGTGTATATGGCTGGACATCAAGAAATAATCTAAGCATAGATCCATTAACCTGGCATGAGGTAACCGACGATGGAATGGATAGTGATTATAACGTCTATGATGATGATACTGGTACACAGTTCAGTCTGGACGATGGAGCAACTAGCATAAACTTTTCAACAGCGAGTACAGGTTTTCAGGATCTAATGGGTGCCGATAATAGTCAAATAATTGATCCAGGATTTACTGTAATTCAGGGCGATGTCGAATCTGTACAACCCAGTATTGGAAACTCAATACTAGATCAAGGCATACCTATACCAGAATATGAAAAAGATTACTTTGGTAGATATACAGTAGGTCCTCCAGAACCTGGAGCACTTTTTTATATTCCTCCTGTAACTTCACCAACGGATAGAAGATGACACAAGAACTAATAAATGCAGAAGAAAGCTACAGAATGTCACCTGAAATGGTAGCCGTAGCTACAAAATATTTAGAAACTAATGACATCTCCGCAACGGCGGAGATGTTAGAAATACCCGTTGAACGGGTAGCTTATTTCTTATCTAAAAAAGAAGTAAAAAGATTTCTGGATACTGTATTTTTAGAACAAGGGTATTTAAATAGAAATAAAATTCAAACAACATTAGATAGAATAATAGAAAAGAAATTAGAAGAATTAGAAGAAGCAGAAATAGGAAGTAGTAAAGACATAGCAGATTTACTAGCACTAGCTATGAAATTTAGAGAGTCTGAAGCAAAGCAAATGCAGCGTGAGGAAACTACACCTAAACTGCAAGTAAATACACAAATTAATGGTGCACAGTTTGGTGAGAATTATGGATCACTACTGAGTAAATTAATGGCAGGAGATAAAAAATAATGCCAGAAGTAAAGGCAAAAAAAGGAAAGTTCCAATTATATGGAATAGTTAGAGATAAAAATGGAAAACCAAAATTTAAGGATAACTTCATTCCAAAATGGGCTTATCAATTTTTAACAGACGAAGAAATAGAGGAGATAGAGAATGGCTCACGTACACGAAACAGCACTACGTAACGCTATAGGCAATGCTGTAATAACTGCTATAGATAATGGGGCTTCTGCAGGTAAATTAGTATTTGAAACCTCGGCAGATGCTTCAGTAGCTACTATAACTTTTAATGCAACTTGTGGAACAGTAGCTACAGGAGTAGTTACATTTTCAGGATTACCAAAATCAGATACTAGCGCCACAGCCGGAGTTATAGAGCATGCTAGTTTTTATGATGGTGATACTACACCACTAAAATTATTAGAAGTAACCTGCGGAGTAACTGGACAGGAGATAAATTTAAGTAGTTTAACCATAGCAAACGGCGATGTAGTTAAATTAAATAGTTTAACATATACAACACCAGCCTAATATGTTAGTCAGAAGAGTACATTGGCTAGCATCCTACCCAAAATCCGGAAATACCTGGGCTAGATTATTTGTGCAAGCATACTCGGATGGTTATTTAGATATAAATAAATTAAATGTAACTATTACCGATATTAAAGTTTCTGAATATCAAAACTGCGCCTCATTACCAATAGATAAATTTGAGCCTGGAGCAGCAGTATTTTTTAGACCGGGTGCCTTATTAAATCAAGCAGCAACTTCTACAAAAAATCCAACAATCTTTAAAACACATAATAGAAATGAAGCAGTTAATGGTATAACCTTAATACCAAAAGAATTAACTAAGTCAGCAGTTTATTTAGTTAGAGATCCTAGAGATATGGTAATAAGTATATCCAAACATATGGGAAAAACTATAGATGAATCAATAGATTTAATAAATTATAATGATTATGGATTAAATAGAGAAGAGTCTAATGTAGTACATTTTGTTGGTTCTTGGAGCAATCATGTTAGATCTTGGTTAGAAGATGACAGATTCCCAGTTACTATAGTACGATATGAAGATATGTTATTAAATCCAGTTAAATCTTTTTCGAGGATATTAACTGGATTAAATTTAGCTGTAGAAGAAGAGAGAGTTAAAAATGCTTTAAAGCTATGTGAATTTTCTAGGGTTAAAAAGCAAGAAGAAAATGATGGTTTTATGGAAAAAAGCGATTTTCAAGATAGCTTTTTTAGTAAAGGAACTTCTGGATATTGGAAAGAGATATTAACTTCAGAACAAGAAGAAAAATTAATATCACATCACGAAGATATGATGATAGAGATGGGATATTTAGATAGTAGACAACAATTATTATTTGCATAAGGAATAAAAATGGAGTTCTCCTGGAGAGTATATTATGATGAGGGTATTACTTGGGAAAGTGGTCAAGGATTAGAAAATATGCCTTCTTTCGGGGTTCTTTGTATATTACAAAAAGTTCCCTTTAGGACAGGAGAAAAAGCTTTAAGCTATCAAATAGTACATGGTTGTCCGTATTATATGTTAGTAGATACTTGGTTACATTCCTACGAGAATGATATAGTTGACTATTTAGTCCATGGGAGGAAAATAAACAAGTTGCTGGTTGGTAGAATGGTCAGTAAACAAGTTTTTGGTGATGTCTATGAAAAAGTCCAAGCAGATAAACGCGCCGAAAACTTATAAACGCCGTTGGATAAGTACCTATTCAGAATCTGAATGGAATGGAACAGAATATGTAAAAATAGTTGATAAAGGTTATTGGTATGAAGGACCAATGGCTTTAGCAACTAATCCTCCTGTAATAGATTGTAATACTTGGGCTTTTTATAGTGATGGAACAGAATCTGGTTCTACAATTATAGGCAGTATAGCAACTAATCCCACTAAAGGATCTATCGCTTATGATACTACTGTATTTTTCCGTGCAGACTTAGAAGAAACTTCAGGTAATAAGGCCCTAAATCTAACACCTAGATTACAATATAGAATAAATACTGGTGGTGGTTATGGAGCTTGGACAAATGTAACCAGTACATCTAATGTAGTAAGAACAACCGCTTCTGCAAATATAACAGATGCTGGAGACACTACTAGAAGATTAGGAACAGCATATTCATTTGTAACTCCAAATGAAGGTATAGATGAGGCTGACGGTTTAGCTGGAGGAAATACTACAGATTTACAATCTTCTGGTACTGAGTTTTTATATTCTATTCAAGTAAGATCAGCAGATGTAAGTGAAGACGACACTATAGAATTACGTTTAGATTTAGATGAGTGGTCTTCTGGATTTACATTAAATAATACACCTACTTGGCCTGTTATTACTGGAGCAGTTGGAGCAACTACACATAATGTATCTGGTAGCATAACAACTACTTCCAGTATATCCGGAGCATCAGATAGAGTACTAGTAGCAAATGGCCGTGGATTACTTCGCATATATATGCCAGGTGATCAACAGCACACTTTCTTTACTCCAAGTATAACTTCTCCACATATCCTCCAGGATATGACGGATGCTGATTATGACGTTCAGGTAGAGTGCTTAACTTTATGTGATAGAGATTTAGTTGGCTGGGGGTTTGCCCTTAGAGAAGGCACAGGATCTCCACCAGGAAAATATTTACGTATAGGAGTACAATGGCAGACTACTACTACATGTAGGCTATATGCGGCATATGTAGATGATAATTTAGATAATACAGAGGTATTATACTCAAATAATAATATACCAAGCGGTACTAGATTTCTAAAAGTAGTACGTACACTTACTGGTGATATATATACTATTCATTGGTCAAGTGATGGGTCTAGCTGGAATAATTCTGGCGCAAGATCTCTATCTACGTATACAATTACACCTACTAGAATAGGGCTATTTACTTTACAGTCTGGAGAAATACCAGAAAGAGAATTTTTATTCGATAATTTTAAAGTTAATAGTGGTGCTGGTTCAACCGGAATAGATGATGATAACTTCAATACAGGAAGCTTAGCATCGTTTTGGACATCATATGATCCATTAACCGATTGTACAATAGAAGTACTCAATCCTGGACCTATAGGAACTTCTACTATTGCAGGTACAGCCGAAAAGGTAACTGGACCTACAATACGTAATGCAAGCGGAGCAATACTTACTACATCAGCTATTAATGGTGATGTAGATGCATATACAGAAGTAACAGCAAGTGGTAATATACCAACAACATCAGCTATTAATGGTGATGTAGATGCATATACAGAAGTAACAGCAAGTGGTAATATACCAACAACATCAGCTATTAATGGTGACGTAGATGCATATACAGAAGTAACAGCAAGTGGTAATATACCAACAACATCAAGTATTGCCGGCACAGCAGATAGAATACAAACGCATACTGCTAGTGGTTCAATAACTACAACTTCTAGTATTACTAGTACTGGAACACGTATTATAACAGCCAATGGTGGCATGTTATTAGATCCTGAGTTTCTACAACCTAGTCGCTGGAATTTAACAACTGGATGGACTATTAGTGGAGGTACTATATCGTATGACGGTACTGGTGCATCTCAACTACTTCCAACTACAGCTCCTCCGCTTGTTCAAGGTAAACTGTATGAAGTAGAAGTTAAAGTAGATGCTGTTACCGGAACTTTATGGGGACCTATTATAGCTGGAATATGGGCTGGTCTGCCATGGGTTGATACTCCAGGAACTTACAAGTGGATTGCATCCGCCGGAGATACACCGGCAAATACGTTATTTAATGGTGCCAATAATACTTGGACAATAACTCTTGATTATTTTAGAATTACTGAGCTGCCAGAAAGTACTATTGCCGGAACAGCAGATAGAATACAAACGCATACTGCTAGTGGTTCAATAACTGCAACATCAAGTATTACAGGAAGTGCTTCAGTAGGTAATATTGTAGATGTAAGTGGAGCAATACCAACAACATCAAGTATATCCGGTGATGTAGATGCATATACAATAGTAACTGCATCGGGTAATGTACCAACAACAGCAAGTATATCCGGTGATGTAGATGCATATACAATAATAACTGCATCAGGTAATATACCAACAACATCAAGTATATCAGGTACAGCAGATAGAATAGTAATTGCTACCTGTACTTCAGATGTAGAATTATTATCTGATCCTAATTGTAATGTAACGACTGCGGAAAATGATACTTCAGCAAGCTGGACAACCTCGGTAGGTGTAACAGTCAACTCGGCTGTTAGTAGTTCCATACATGCGACGATAACGACTGGCGGCAGGTACATAGACTCCTATCCCGATCCGGCTGGTCTGCAGGTTGGCAAAACGTATGAGATTACACTTCATAATGTTTCTCGCACAGGTATCGCGCAGATAGGCCAGCTCTGGATTGGAAACAATCTAGTCCCGGCGTTTAACTCCCATCACACCGGAACAAAGACGGCAGTCTGGAAGCTGACCGACCTGAGTGGTTACGACGGAATTTATATTTCGTTCACAGGTATAAGCGGCGGAACGCTGACGATACCAGATCTAACCGTAAAAGAAGTAATTGGGGTTTCTACTTCCGCAACAATTAGTGGTACAGTAGATGCATATACAATAGTAACTGCATCAGGTAATATACCAACAACATCAAGCATTGTAGGTATAGCAGATAGAATACAAACACATACTGTTAGTGGGTCAATAACTACTACATCAAGTATTACTGGTACTGCTGAAAAAGTTGGTGCAAAAACAGCAACTGGTTCAATAACTACAACTTCTAGTATTGCTGGAACAGCAGATAGAATACAAACACATACTGTTAGTGGATCAATAACTACTACATCAAGTATTACTGGTACTGCTGAAAAAGTTGCTGTAGTTACTGGATCAATAACTACAATATCAAGTATTACTGGTGCCGCAGATAGAATACAAACACATACTGCTAGTGGTTCAATAACTACTACATCAAGTATTGCTGGAACAGCCGAAAAAGTTGGAGCAAAAACAGCAACTGGTTCAATAACTACAATATCAAGTATTGCCGGTACTGCGGATAGAATACAAACACATACTGTTAGTGGGTCAATAACTACTACATCAAGTATTGCGGGAACAGCAGATAGAATACAAACGCATACTGCTAGTGGTTTAATAACTACAACTTCTAGTATTACTGGTACTGCTGAAAAAGATAATGTAAAATCAGCAACTGGTTCAATAACTACTATATCAAGTATTGCAGGTACTGCAGATAGAATACAAACACATACTGCTAGTGGATCAATAACTACCACTTCGAGTATCGCTGGTATAGCTAATAGATTATTCGATGGTAGCGGAACGATAACTACAAGTTCCAGCATTAATGGTATAGCAGAAAGAGTATTAGAAGCAAGTGGATCAATAGTTGCATCTTCTAGCTTATCCGGTGCAGGAAAACACGGAACTATTGGGGTTGGAAACTTAATTCGTGGTTCTGAAATGCTTCATGCATCTAACTGGAATGATATAGGAGCATCCGGATTTACTTTTAGTAATGGAGTAGTTACCTATGATGGAACTGGGCTTGGTGTACTATTTTCTGCATATGTTGATCAAATTCCAACTAATACATGGCTTGAATTTGACATAAAAATTAATTCTGTTACTGGTGGAATTGTTTTATATGTAGCAGGCTCCCCAAGTACAGTTATCACTTCTCCAGGGATTCATAGAGGTAGAATATTTAGTGGGGGTAATCCTTCACAAACAGGATATATACACGCTACTCAATCTGATCAGAGTCAAGTTGATTATTTACGTATTTCGAATCCAATAACTGCTAATATTTCTGGATCTGCAACCAAAAGCTTAGGAGTTGAAGGTAGTATAACTACAGCTTCTAGTATTGCTGGATCTGTTAGTAGAGTATTCGATGCAGCTGGTGCTATAACAACAATATCTGCAATTTCTGGTATTGTACAATCTGGAACTATTATAGTTGCATCTGGAGCAATACCAACAATTTCTACTATTGCTGGATCGGCTACTAGAATAATAGAATCTGCTGGCTCAATAATTACATCTAGCACAATAGCGGGTAGAGTTCCATCAACAATTGAGGTAAGTGGCAGTACAACAGTATATAGTACTATTACAGGTGTAGCTCTAAGAGTTATAACTGGTGAAGGCAATATTAATTCTGGTCCAAGTATTATTAATGGGATACAAGACTTAGCTGTTGTTCCTAGTCAAAGAAGCTCAGAATTAATTTATGATAATAGAAAAGCAAAAATTTTAGATGTAAAATTTACACGACTAATTGGAGCTAATAGAAAATTGGAGATTAGATAATGGATATAGTAACAGGTGACGATATATCGTTTTCTGTACAATTAAGAAAGGGTATAATAGGTAAAGAACAAACCTTTACTATAAATCCTGCAGCTACAGTAGAGGCAAAAATTATATCTTCAAATAAACAAGAAATTTTTCCAATTACTACATGTACTCCGTCTCAAACAGGAGCAGATTGGGCAAATTCACTAATAGTAATAGAGTGGGCCTCAGCAGATACAATAAATGTAACTTACGAAGGCCCAGCCTCTTTAGAAATACAAATAGATGATGGCTCTAAAGAGACGTATTTTGACAGAGTAGTTATTAGACAAGGAACAATAGCATAATATAGGAGTAGAAGTGCCAAATATTAAGGATACAAATGCTGCAACACAGCAAGAGATAAAAAATGTAGCTTTAGGAACTCCACCAACATTGGAATCCATACATTTAGATCATTTATTTTTAGAGCCTCTATCGGCAGAACCTACTACGCCTGAAGCTTATATGATTGTAAATGCTGATGGAACAACCTGGGATCCCGGATTCGGCGCTGGCTACTATGTAAGAAATGCAACCAATACTGCATGGGAATTATTTGCAAATGCATCAGATGGTGGTGGAACTGGCGATGAAACTGATCCACCAGATACTTCTGGTATGAATTTTACTATGACTCCAAATGCAGACAATCCTCTAGGATCTATAGATATAAATTTTAACGGTGCTATAGATGCTAGTGGAATAAATCATTATGAATTACATAATCATCCAGGAAATACTCCTGTTAGTGGTACTTATTCACAAGGCTCTGCTACTAATTTAGTACAGGGCTCAACAACTACAGTATCAACTCTTATTCCGGGAACATATGTTTGGAAAGTATTAGCTGTAGATGATTCTATAAATTTTAACGAAGCATATTCTAATGAAGCATCATATACAATAACTGTAGATGGTGTATATTTAGCTAGACCAACATCTTTAGGTTTAACTGAAGGAGCAGATAAAAAGAGTATAGATTTATTATGGACAAGAGTAACAAATAATACTAATGCTGATTGTACAAATTATTATATTGAAAGGTCTTGGAATTATGGGCAAGACTGGATACAAGTAGCAACAGTATCTAGCGCTACTTTTTCATATACAGATGCAGATATAGCGCCAGGATATGATTATATGTATAGAGTTTGTTCCACAGATACTATACAAAAATCAGACTATACACAAAGCTCTCAAATTATCAGATTAGGACTATTGGTTGAGTCTACTTTTGATACAGACGGTAATTTACATGGACAAACACCAGAAATAGGTTCTGGAACATATACTTGTGACCCAGTAGATGGAATGGTTGTGTCTAATAATCAAGCTGTTAATGTCACTGCACTTTCAGATTTTCAATTTGATTATCCTCAAGTTAATAAAAAAATGGTTTGGAAATTATCGAAACCAATTCCACTAGCAAATAGTGATGTTAACTTTGAAAATAGATATGTAGATTCAAATAATCAATATGTTTTTCAAGCTAGATATAAAGCAGATGGTACAGTAAAATGTATATGTCAAAAATGGAGATTAGGTGTAAAATATCAAAGCGCTATTATATCTTATGATAATTTAGATTTAAGTCAACCACAACTTTGGTTTTTATATGATGATGGCACAGAACAAATATTTTACAATGGTGCAGATACCAGTGTTTATCTTTCATCAGCTGAAGTAGATGCATTAGATACACAGGGAAACGATTTTCTTACGGAGCAAACAGTAAGAGTAAAAACTTCTGCTGATGCAGGAGACGATAAATTTGAATTAGTTAGCTGTACAAAATGGGCAGAAGCAGGCGTAGATTATACTGCACCAGATGGTCCAGCTACATTAACAGCAACACCATATAATACTTATATTGATTTATCTTGGGCAGCGTCTTCAGCCGGAGATTTATTAGAATATGCAATATATTTAGATAATAAAGAAATAAAAACTATACCAGCAGGAACAACCACAGCAAGAATTCCAAATTTAGAAAGAAATACTGCTTATGACATAAAAATATTGGCTAGAGATACTAGTTTTAATCAGTCTGGACAAACAGCTGCAACTGGCAATCCTATTACCACATTAAATCAAACAGTATCAGAAGTTATATGGACAGGAAATTTTTCAGGTGGAACTATAGGAAGTGCTATAGATATATCTAATACTGGTGGATCTGCTACAATTGTTTCTACTCCAGCCAGACACGCTGGAAATACTAATACATTAGCTTGTGTAACTGATGGACTCGGAACGACAAAACCAGCTACTAGAGCAGAGATTGTAGCCACTATAGATAATAAACCATTAAAATTTAGATGGGGTGATGTTGGATTTTGGGTAGGGATGAGTTTTAGATTTTCAACAAGTGTTCCATTAGCACATTCGTATATGAGAATAGTTTCTCCTATGGAACCTAGTCCAGAATTAGTTAATTGCCCAAATGGAGCCACTTGTTCTGCTGGAAATGTAAAAATAGACTATGCAGGATCTTCAGTAGCATTAGGTATGTCTTCTTTTGATGCAGTTGTAAGATATATAAATAGTGCAGATGGTCAAGTTCCAATTATACCTAGAACTACTTATTGTAGAGGATTAGGTATGTTATCTGCATTATCTAGTGCTAGCTTAGGAACACCAACTACTGCGGATGTTTGGCATGATTTAGTTTTTAATTTTAAATTAAATCAATTAGGAACAATGAATATTTGGCATGCGGTATCTACAGATCCTGGAAATTATACAAAAATTGTAGATAATGCCTCTGTAAACAATATTTTGTTTAAGGATTCTTGTGGAATAGATATTAGAAAGATAAGAAAAATTAAAACTTGGGCTATAACAGGAAATTTTGCACCTGGAGACTTATTAGCTAGAGATGGATCAACTTCTATTGCTAGGTATTATTATGCAAATGGTGTATCAGAATACGGAACACATTATGTTTGGCTAACTGGAGCAACTGAATTTGAATTATCAGACACAATTACTAATTTATCTAGAACAGGTGAAATGACTGTAAGTTTTGAGCCTATTCCTATTGATAAACAATATCAAATAGGGTTATATTTAGGATTACTAACTGGAGAAAATGATATTGCTAGAACTTTATACATAAGTGAAGTTAGAGTAGCTGAGGGTAATGATTCAGGCGGATTTGCTTTAGTAAGACCAGATACAGATAGATACTAATCATGGAAATAAGTAGAAATGATATAAGTGGAACAGAGTTACAGGATTTTCCAGAAGATCAGAGATTTATTAAATTACCAATACAAAATTATTTGGATTTAATAGGTATTGAACCCGTACCTCCACAAATAGCTCTAATTAATGCAGTGCAAAATCCATTATATAGGTTTATTACCGCCGTATTAAATAGAAGAACAGGAAAAAGTTTTATAAGTAATGTTATAGGGCATCTAGTAACTTTGATTCCTGGTACACAAATATTAATTATTGCTCCGAATTATTCCTTATCTTCTATAAGTTGGGATTTACAAAGAAAATTATTAGCTTCTTTTGATATAGAATTGGACAGAAGTAATGCTAAAGATAAAATAATAGAATTAAAAAATGGATCTATTATAAGAATGGGATCAGTAAGTCAAGCAGATTCTGTAGTTGGTAGAAGTTATGATCTAATTATATTTGACGAGGCCGCCCTAAATGATGATGGTGCTAGTGTATTTAATATTCAACTTCAACCTACATTAGATAAACCAAACTCTAAAGCGATTTTTATAAGTACCCCTAGAGGGAAAAATTGGTTCTATGAATTCTATAAAAGAGGATTTGATACAACTGGACAATATTCAGCATGGGCTTCCATAAGAAGTACATATAAAGATAACCCAAGAGCATCAATGGAAGTTGTAGAAGATGCTAGAAATTCCATGAGTAAAGCTGAATTTGCACAGGAATATGAATCCGATTTCGTAGCGTTAGAAGGACAAATATTTAACCTAAATAAAGATAATATTTTAGATTTAGATTTAGATACAATTCATGTACAAGATAGAATTGCGGGATTAGATCTAGGATTTAGAGATCCTACAGCAATGGCAATTATATATACTGATGGATACAATGTATATATTGTAGATGAATATTTAAGTAATGAATCCTCTACCGCGCAGTATGCCGAAGCTATACAGTCAATGATAGATAGACATAAATTAGATTTTATATATATTGATTCTGCGGCGGCTCAAACCAGGTACGATTTAGCGTATGAATTCGATATAACAACTATAAACGCTAAAAAATCAGTTTTAGATGGAATTGGTTATATAGCATCACTAGTAGATCACGATAGATTATTTATAGATAAAAAATGTACAAACGTAATAGACATGTTTGAGAATTATAGGTGGGATCCACGGGAAGGATTATTAAACGAAAGGCCTCTTCACAATGAGTATTCTCATATTGCTGATGCAATAAGATATGCTTTATATACACACTCTCATAACTTAGATACAATAGGAGAATAAATGCAAAAAGCTATGGAGAAATTTAAAGAGGCGAGTGATTTCGCAAAAACAGCTGCTTTTTTCTTAGTATACGTTGTTTATATGACTTGGTGGGCTGCAGGAATAACGACTACAGTTGAGCATAATTCAGAAGTTATAAATACATATGTTGCACAAGATAGTATTGATATTCAAACATTAAGAATATCAAGTGCAACACAAAATGAACTATTAAGAAATATAGTTCACCTACAGCAAAAACAATCAGATGCGCTATCCGATTTAGTAAAAATAACCGCAGGATGTGCAGAATCACATAAAGGTATAGAACGTAGAATAGAAAAAATAGAAAAAAGGCTAGAAAAATAAAATGAATAATTTAAAAAGGGATGAAATTAAATATATAAGAGATATTTCAAAAAGTGCATATAGAAAAGAAGGTTATTGTTATATATGTAATGCAACAGAAAATCTTCAATTTCATCATTTTTATTCGATGACATTATTATGGAATAAGTGGAAAAAAGAAAATAATATTATTATTACTTCAGTTGAAGATATACTTAAATATAGAGAAGATTTTAAATCAGAACATTATAATGAAATATACAATTTAGCTATAACTCTGTGTAAGTTTCACCATATGGAAAGACTACATAAAATTTATGGCAAAGTACCTCCACTAAGTACAGCTTTGAAACAAAAGTCTTGGTGCGAGAAACAAAAAATAAAATACCAGGAGAAAATAAATGGCAATACAATCTAAAAGTCCAGATAAACTTATTATGCTTAAAGATAAGGTATCTAATGAGTTTACATCTGCCGCAGTAGTTGGCAGTGCTATAGCAGCTACAACAACTGGAACATTACCAGTATATGATGAAAGTGGAACATTATTAGGTTATCTACCTCTTTTTGATACTGCAGACCTAACTTAATAGGAGAAATTATGTCTAAGTTGTGGGATACACTAAAACAAAAACTTAATCCCGCTCAGCCAGAAATAGTTAATGATTTCGGTGAAACAGACGAACCTTCTAGCAATTTGCTAAATAATCAGCGAGCATATAATGAACTAGAGGTAGTGAATAGAGGGGTTAACTTAATCGTAGATTCCGCAGCGGGAATAGCTCTAGATATCGGAGAAATGTTAGACTTCTTCGGATCTCCTACTAGAATAAGAAATAAAAAATTACATACGTTATTAAATTATAAACCAAATCCTTTTTATAATGCAGATCTATTTAAAAGAAATATTATAATGGATTTAATCTTAGAAGGAGATGCTTTTATATATTTTGATGGTGCTTATTTATATAATTTACCAGCATTATCTGTAAAAGTAGTGGCTGATAAAAAAACATATATTAAACAATTTGAATATAATAATAAAATATTTTCACCAGAAGAAATAATTCATATAAAAGAAAATGCTGGGGACACAATCTATACTGGAAGATCAAGATTAGATGCGGCTAAGAAAACAATAGCTTTATTACTAAGTATGAATCAATTTCAGCAAACTTTCTTTGATAATTCGGCAATACCCGGTTTAGTTTTAATTACACCTAATCCATTATCTGAGAGAGTTAAAAATAGAATGATTTATCAATGGATGACAAAATATAATCCGAAATCTGGTGGAAGACGACCAATGATTCTAGATGGAGATTTTAAATTAGAGTCTTTAGCAAAATATAATTTTAAAGAGTTAGATTTTGTTGAAAGTATTACTAGTAAGGAAAACAAAATACTACATGCTCTAGGGGTTCCTCCAATTTTATTAGATTCTGGAAATAATGCAAATATAACACCAAATTTAAAATTATTTTATGTAACTACAGTTTTACCTTTAGTAAATAAAGTTACACAATCTTTGGAATTATATTTTGGTTATGATATAAAACCAGTAACACAAGATGTCTTAGCATTAAGACCGGAACTAAAAGACTTAGCAGATTTCCATACGGCAATGGTAAATGCTGGAATCTTAACTAGAAATGAATCTAGGGCGGAGTTAAGATATCCTGAGAGTGATGATGAAATAGCAGATAAATTATATCTCCCAGCTAATATAGCTGGAAGTGCTCAGGATCCATCACAAGGTGGCAAACCAAAAGAGGATAAAATGAATGAATAAAGATAGATATAAAATGCAACTAACTACAGATTTTAGAGTAAAAGCTGCTGCCGAAGATGATGATACTCTAATAGTAGAAGGTTGGGCAAGCACCACAACTAAAGATAGAGGCGGAGATATTGTTTTAGAAGAAGCTTGGACTAAGGGAGGGTTAGATAATTATTTAAAGAATCCAATAGTTTTAGCTTATCATAATCATCAGAAACCAATAGGTTTAGTTGTAGACTATAGTGTAAATAAAAAAGGATTACATGTAGTTGCAGAAATAAATAAGGCAGCAGGAGAGATATATAATCTAATTAAATCTGGAATATTAAAAGCATTTTCAATAGGCTTTATGGTTAAAGATGCAGATTATGATCAAAAGTCAGATATTTTTGTAATTAAAGATTTAGAAATGTATGAATTATCGGTTGTAAGTATACCTATGAATGCAGATTCTATATTTTCGATAAAAAAATCTTTCGAAAAGGAAGAAGAGTATAAAAACTTTGTAAAGTTATTTAATAAAGAACCTGAAACTGAAGCAAATGCTGAAGTAGAGGTCACTAAAGGAGAAAAAATTGTGGATAAAGATAACGTTTCTTTAACACCAGAGCAGTTAAAAGAATTAGAAGATAAGGCTATTCAGAGAGCTTTTGCAGAAAGAGAAGCAAAAGAAGCCGAAGAAAAGAGAATAGCTGAATTAGCTGTTATTGCTGGAAAATCAGAAGCAGAAAAACTGCTGACAGAAGCAGAAAAGCGCTTTGAAGAAAAGAATGCTACTATTTCAGAAGCACTTGAAGGTCTTCGTAGCGAACTAAAAGAAAAAGCCGCAGAAATTGAAGCTTTCCGTAAATCAAAAATGGAGTTCAATACTGGTGGAAATAGTATAATTACACCTAAAGAAGTAGATACAGCTGTAATGCTAGCTAAAGTAATGGGCAAACCTATTGATAAAACTAAATATTTTAATGATTTAGTTACTAAGGCTGGAGATCATTTAACCGGAACAAATGCAGATAATTATGAAACTGAATTTTCTACTCGTATGTATGATGCTATTAAAGATCGTCTAGTTATGGAGCCTCTATTTACTAATAGAGTTACTATGAACTCTCGCTCAATGGTATTTCCATTCAATCCAGAAGCTGGGCATGCAAGCTGGGTAGCAGATACAGCATATAAATCTACCGATGGTAGTTCTACCGGTGTTGCGCGCACACATGCAATTCAGGATATTACACTAAAAGCTGAAAAACTAGCTACCAAAGAATATCTTGGATATGAAGAAGAAGAAGATGCAATTCTTCCAATTCTACCACTAATTCAGAATGCTATAACTCGTAGAATGGCTCGTACAACAGATCTAGAATTACTACGTGCTAATTCTGGGGCAGAAACTGTTGCCGGTGTAACAGGTAACGCACTAATTAATGGTGTTGCTACTCTAGCAGATGATATTGGTACTTCTGCAGAACTAGCACAGAGTTCTGCAGCTACAACAACAGTAGCTGACTTACAGTCTGTACGTAGACTAATGGGTGTTTGGGGCATGATGCCAAGTGATGTAGTATACATTGTAAATCAGAAGACTTATTATGATCTGTTAGATGATCCTGATTTCCGTACTACTGATCTAGTTGGTCCAAATGCAACAATTCTACGTGGTCAGATTGGATCTGTTAATGGTTCTCCAGTTATTGTATCAGATGCTTTTGATACACCAGCTAGTGGAGCTTATGGTGCTATTGCACTTAATGCTGCTAACTATCTATTTGGTGAACTACGCGGACTAAATGTTGAAAGAGATACAATTATTGTAGATCAGAAACGCGTACTAGTAGCAACTCGCAGATTTGCATTCCTACAGATTATTGCTGGAACTGCAACACAGAGTAGCTGTGCAGTACTAAAATACAACGCTTAATAAGTAAACTCTTCTTAGAGTTTACACTTGGCTGTTTATTTGGCTTAGGTGGTGGGAAGTTTCCCACCACCATTTTTAGGGTATAGAATGGATATAATCACTTCAGCAACATATAAAACTTTAAAAGGTATAAATAGTACTACTAATGATTCAAAATTAGGAGTTATTATACCAGCAGTAAATTCTTATATCTCTAATTATATAGGAAGAGAATTAATTGCCTATTACGGATCAGATAAAACAGAATACCATGACGGTGTAAATTTTAGTGTTATATATCCAAAAGTATATCCCTTAATTTCAGTAACCAGTGTTAGAACTACAACAGATGGTGGAACTACTTGGACAGTTTTAGATACTCCAGATGATTATATGATTGACTTAGAAAACGATAGAATATTATCAACTACTACTAACTTTGTTACTAGTCAATTTCATGTAAATAGTTTAGAGTTAAAATACAAAGCTGGATATTCCGCTATACCGGATGATTTAGAAATGGCAGCCGCAAGTATGGTAGAATATTATTTAGAAGAGCAGTACAACCCTAAAAAAGCAATGCAAGGAGCTTCAATAGAAAATGTAATTATGACTGATAATACAGCAAAATTACCACCACATATAAAGAGAATTCTTGAATATTATAGGAATATTAATATATAATGGCAATTAAAAGAACATTTACTGGTGGAAAAGCTGTAACTTTAAATGAAGCTTTTGAAAAGATAGTTGCTAGAATAAAGAAAAGGCAAGCAACTAGTGCGAAAGATACTAGAAGAGCGCTTGAAAAAACTTATATACATTATATAGATTTAAATATAGAAGAATTAAAAATTATAGATCAATTTATTCATGAGGCAGAAGCTATATTAGCAACTGGACAATTAGATCCTACAGAAGCTGCTAATGTTAGACCTAAAATAGAGGGTATAAAGGCGGCGAGAGAAGGTAATTTACCTGTTGCATGGACTCAATTAAGAAATATTAAAGATGAGATACAAAATATAGACCCAAGTTTCGGTGAGAAATATGATATAGGGCATAAAAACATTTCAGCAGTATCTCTAAATTTAAGATTAATAGAGGATAATTGGCCTAATTTATCAAGAAAACAAAAAGAAGTTATAAGAAAAGCTAGATTATTAACTCAAGAAATTGATAAATTAAGAATGGATGATCCAAAATATAAAGATTTTATAGGTAAATTTTATGGTAAAAATATTACAAATGCTGATGCAGCGGAATTTATAGATTATTTAGAAGATGGTTTATTCTTAGATACCAATATAGAAATAGAGTCTATAGTTTCTTTTAATGATGCACAAGCTAGAGTAGAAGTAGAGTTTGAAGATACCAATTTTAATAGAAATTTTAAAGGTGCTTTATCTTCAAAAGTAGGTACTATGGTATCGGCTTATTTGAATGGACAAACTTCTGCATTACTTAAAGAAATAGAAAAAAGACCAGAAAAGTTTGCAAATATTAGATCATCACCAGGATATTTAGATGATGTAGAAGAACTACTAACAAACGCTATTATTGGGAAAAAATCTGGCGGTGTAAGGAGAAGTAAGAAAACAAGTATAAAAGTATCTACATCAAAACCTATAATAGGTAAAAAGGCTGCTGAATATAATAAACAAAGAAAAGCGTTACCACAAATATCACCACTTAAAAAATATGAGGAACTCTATAGCAAAGATATAAATTTATTTGGTATACAGTCATTAATTAATCAAGCCTTAGCTTTAAAAGTAAAGGAAGAAATGGGTGATGCAAATGATCCCCCAACTAAATTAAGGTATCAAACAGGTAGATTTTCTGATTCTGCAAAGTTATTAACTCTAACGAGATCTCAATCTGGTTTATTGGTTGGATCATATACATATCAAAGATATCCATATGATGTATTTTTACCTGGTGGTAAGCTACATACGCAAATAAGAGATCCAAGAATATATATAGAAGGTGCAATTAGAAAATTAGCACTACAAATTTTATCTAGAAAGTTTCCTGGAATTTTACTGGAATTACAATAATGTCAAAGAGAAGCCAAATAGTACAAGCCTTAGTCACAAAACTAAAAGAAATTGATGGTAATCCTCCATATACTTCTAATCTTTTTACTAATGTGGAAAATAAATTAGTATTTTGGGATGAGGTTTCTGATTATCCATATGTTTATTTAAATACAGGACCAGAAACTAGAGACTATCTACCAGGAGGATTTAAATGGGCAAACCTTATAATTTATATAAGAGTATATGTCGAAAAAGAAAACCCAGAGATAGAATTAGAAAAAATTTTTGAAGATATAGAAACTATAGTTGATAATACTGGAAATTTAGAATATTCTGCTGGTAATTATACAGAAGATATTAAAATATTATCAATAAATACAGACGAAGGATTATTAGCTCCTAAAGGTATAGGAGAAATAACACTACAAATAACATATGATCTACAATCATAGATAAAAATCTCAGTATTAGATCATATAATAGGAGAAAAAGCTAATGGCAAGAAGCTTAGCAAGAAATACAAAAGTATTTGCATCTACTCTAGTAATGGATACATCAGGTGGTGGAACATTATTTAATCAGGCAAATGCAAATACTACAAATACCTGGGAAATAAAAGTATTAGATGGATATTCATTTTCTCAGGATGCAACATCGCAGGAAATAGGTGTTAATGAGGCAGGAACAACCCCTGTACGTGGTACTTTAGCTTTCAATACTGCACTTAATCCAGTTGACGTATCTATGAGTACATACGTGCGCTCTTACCCAGACCCTAACGATTCAAATAAGACTACCTGTGTAGAATTACCTTTATGGGTATCTGCAATGGGGACAGATATGACTATTGGTGCTACCAAATGTATAGAAGCACAGACCGCCGGTAGTATGACACTAGGACTTAAACAATCTAATACTAACCAGTTAATGTCTCTAACTTTATTTTTCGTACTAGAAAATACTACTTATGTCGTAGAAGATTTTAATGTATCTGGGGCAGAAGTTGATTTTAGTATCGATGGAATTGCTACTATTAACTGGACAGGCTTTGGTTCTCGTGTAAATGAAAACCAGCAAGTACATGAATGGTTACGAGAAGGTGGAACTTTTGTATCTGGCACAGATTATAAAGCCGTACCAGCAACTACTACAAATACTTTCTTACGTAATAAGTTAAGTACTGTAGAGTTAATAGATAATACAACTGATACACCTATAATGAATGATACTGTAGTATCTCTTGTATCTGGACAGACGCTTACAGTAGGTACTATGGCCGGATTAACTGCTGCTCAGGTAGCTGACTTAGTTGGTGGTAGAGCGTATAATGTTACAGAAACATCTTGGGCAACAATAGTTTCTGTAGTTCAGGGTTCAAATACAATAACTATAGCTGCAGCAGACGATGTAAGTACTTGGGATGGTGATACACTAGATTTATTCGGCGCATCACAGAATGCCGGAACAATATACAATATGGCAATAACTGGTGCAACATTAACATTAGAAAATAACTTTTCATATCTAACACCAGAAGAATTAGCTATTGTTAACTTACCTCTAGCTGGTTTCGCTGGAAATAGGGTAACCTCAGGTTCTCTAACTGCATATTTAAATACTGGTGCTACTGGTACAGGTGGTCTATTACAGGATTTATTAGCAAAAATAGAAGAATCTGTTACAACTGACTATACTCTTAAATTCCATATGGGTGGTGGAACATCAGACGTTCCTCGTGTAGACTTTATTATGCCACACGCGAATATTTCTGTTCCTACTACTAATGTTGAAGATATTATTTCTACTGAAATTTCATTTACTGCTAAACCTTGGGACGATACTCTAGGTGCTGGTAGTTTTGAAGATACAAATGAATTAACTATAGAATATAAGTCAGCATAATGAAGTAAAATAGTGGGGAGTACGCTCCCCACTATATAATAAGGAGAACAAATGAACTTAGCCAAGTTAATAGTACCAAGTAAAACAGTCTGGGCAGAATATCCTGGACTACCTGGTTTTGAAGTACAACTAGCATATCTTACAAGAGATGAACTAGTAAAAATAAGAAATAAAGCTGTAAATAATAAAATCAGCAGAAAAACAAGACAGATTGAAGAAGAAGTAGATAACGAATTATTTCAATCTTTATATATACAGGCAGTAATTAAAGGTTGGAGAGGATTAAAATATAAATATCTTCCAAAATTGGTACCAACGGATATCTCAGAAGTAGAACCCGATGATTTATTAGAATATGATGCGGAAAATGCAGAAACTCTTATGAAGAATTCGGCAGATTTTGATAGTTGGGTTTCAAGAATGTTGGAAGATGTTGAAAATTTTACTCAGAACAACTAGAATTAATAGAAGCAAAATTATCAGATTTTTATAGTAATTCTAGTATAAAAATGACAAAGGAACGGTACCTAATGATGTGTGAACAGTTAGGTACCGAACCTAAATTAGAAGAAATACCGGCAGACTATGCAGATTTTCCATATTTAGTACAAATGGCTATTACTGTATATTCTGTATTACCAGATAGATGGGAAGGTTTTAGTGGTACTTATATGGGAAAAGAGTATGCATTATTACCCTACCTAATAGAGTCTTATGAAATAGAAGACATTCCTAGGTTTTTACAATTTATTTACATCATAAATAATATTGTAATGCAACAAAGAGCTGAAGAACAAAAAAGAAGGCAGAAAAAGCCTACTAAGAAGGCACCTTAATGGCAAAAAAGATTACACAAACATATGTTTTAAAAGTAATTGCAGAAAATCTTGCACAAACTACAGCACAATTAAGAGTATTATCTGATACTCTAAATAAACAAACTGTAGCACAAGACAAGGTTACAAAAGGACATAGAACCGCTAGCAAAACTATTGGCGAATATGATAGGAACCAAAAAGGTGCTGCTAACGCAACTAACAACTCTACCAAGGCATTTTCAAAAATGGCTCAAGGTATGCAGGGCACACTTGTCCCAGCATATGCTACAGTAGCTGCTAATGTTTTTGCCTTAACTGCTGCATTCGGCGCTCTTGAAAGGGCTGCCGATTTTACTATATTAATTGAATCCGCAGAAACTCTAGCTACTCAAACAGGACGATCTCTAATAGGTTTAGCTAAAAATATGAGAGAAATTACTGGTGGTGCAATTAATATGAAAGAAGCATTACAAAGTGCTTCTATAGCTGCCTCTGCTGGTTTCGATAATTCTACTATAGAACAACTAACTCAAGTTTCTCGAAATGCTTCTGTAGCACTAGGTAGAGACTTAACTGATTCTTTGAACCGTGTTTTTAGGGGTGCTATTAAAGCAGAACCAGAATTATTAGACGAATTAGGTATTATACTTAGATTAGAACCAGCAACTAAAAAATATGCAGCAGAATTAGGTAAAACAGCAAAAGAATTAACTACATTTGAAAAACAGCAAGCTATAGTAAATGAAGTTTTAGCTCAAGGAAACGAAAAATTTGAGGAATTTGGAGATATTCCGGTAAATCAATATAGTGTACTTGCCGCAAATTTTCAAACTATAGCTACACAATTAATTGAATTAGTAAATATACCAATAGGTGGATTTTTATCTTTTTTTGCAGAGAATACAATTGCATTAACTGGTGCTATAGTATTATTTTCTAATAAGGTTTTGCAGGCGGCTATACCAGCTATAAATGCTCTAGGTAATACTATAGAAAATGTTGTAGATCAGAAATTCTCTAAATTAAATGTAGATTTATTTGGAGACTTAATAGCAAAAGATTTTGTTGAAACATTTAAAGATATTAATTTTGATGAAGCTATACATTTTATAGCTGAACCATTACAAATATTATCAGAAATATCAAGTGATGAAGCAGAAGCTATAACAAAAAATCTGGGAAGTATTTTTTCTGGAGATTTTATTGATAGTGAAGAAAAAGTTCAAAGAGCTTTTGAAGCTGCTGATCAAAGTTTAAAGGATATTGCTAATTCTAATCAAAAACTTACACCAGAACTAAGAAAAACTATAGTAGAATTACAAGATATAAGATCAAAAGCTGGTGCAGCTCTTGGGATAGCTACAGAAAAATATACTTTATTTGGAGCTACTATTTCAGCGAGTATGACTAAATCAGCAAGAAGTGTAGCTATATTTACTACAAGTGTTAAAGCTGGATTATCTACAGGATTTTTTGCCGGTCTTCAAGGAGGCTTGTCTAATGTAGCCTCTGCAGCAAATAGTCTAAGTATAAAATTTAAAGAAGTGGCTAGAGATCAAATTATAGTTGGGAAAACCACGCAGGCTCTTAGCTTAGCTTTATTAAAATTATCTGGGGCTTTTGGTAGTGTGTTAAGAGGTGTATTTAAATTAATTCCTGTAGTTGGAACTTTGATGATAGCCTGGGAAGTTTTTGGTGGAGCTCTAAGTACTGCAGCTAGGTGGCTAGGCTTAATAAGTGAAGAATCAGAAGAATTTAATAAGGTTTTAGATGAGAGCTCTGAAACCATGAAAACAATAAATAAAACTATAGTCAATTATGAGAAAAATCTATCAAATTTACCAGCTACTTTGGATAATACAAATAAAAAATTAACAGCCCAGAAAAATATTTTAACTGAAATCACTAATACCTTAGATTCTTTAAATACAGCATTAAAAAGTTCCGATGGTTTCGGAACTATAGATGAACTAGTTGCAGGTCTTTCTTTTGGACTAGCTGGAGATTTAGTTAATTATAGAAAACAAGTAGAGCAAGCTCTAAGTGCTTTTAGGCGTAGTGGATTAGGCCCTGAAATAGCACAATTATTAAAGTCTTTTGATAATTTTACTACAGTTAGTGCACTAACTACAAAAGAATTAGAAAGATTAGGTGCTGAATTAGAAAAATTAGGAACTAAGGGGCAAAAAAGCACAAGTGAACTCTTATATGGAACTGAACAAATAGGTCAATCTTTTGATGATCTTCAGAAATCAACTTCAGACTACATAGTAGGATTAAGTAATTTAGATAAGGTAGAAAATTTATTCTTAGATATAACCAATTTATCTGATATAGTAAATTCATTAGAAGATAATATTACTAGTGTGCAGTTGTTAGCAAGTGGATATGATAGGTTATCTGAATCACAAGCTAAAGCTCTCAATTTAGATAAGGAAATAAGTGTATTAGGTGAATTAGGTGGACAATTAAAGAAAACTACAGATGAACTTTCAGCAGCATCAATAGAATGGGCTAGATTTCAAGCATTACGAGATAAGATAAACGCAATTGATGTAAGAGAAGGAGATAATGCTAAACTTAGACGTGATGCTATATTTGCAGAAGCTGGAGTTAAAAATGTTATTGAATGGAGTGAAAGATATAATGAAGTAAGAGAATCTTTCGAAGACTTATTAGCATTTATGAAAGCTCTACAAAAGATTATTGGGATAGCTGTAGAAGATGTTAATGAAAAATTGGGTAGTTCTATATCAATATATGAAAATCTAATAAATGCACAAAAAAATTATAATAAAGCTATTAATTCATTAAATCTTAAGAAATTAAACCCAAACTTAGACTTACAAGAAAGAATAAAATTACTAAATATCACTAGAAAAATAGAAGAAGATTTATTTAATGCACAACATTCATATAATACACGATTATATGCACAGACAAAAGAAACTATAAATGAAAATAATAAAATATTACAAGATAGTGCATCTACTATTGATGACATAAATAGGGCTAGATCTCAGTTAGAAACTTCCAGAAGAGAAAAATTATTATTAGAAAAATCCCTACAAGAAGACTTGCTAAAACTAGATCAATCTAGAATTAGTGAAATAAAAGATCTTATGCAAGAATTAGATAATGTAGCTAAATCAGAAGGTCTTGGTATAATAGCACAAAAATCTAGTATTGAAGTATTATCTATAATAGAAGATAGGTTAAAAAATATTTCTTTTGCTGCTGAGGATACAAAAGAGAAGTTAATAGAGGCATTGCAGTCATCAATAGAATCTACTAAATTATCTGTTCGCGTTCCGGTGACTGCAGAAGGTGTAGCTGCGGATATAATTAATATAGAAGACACTATTAAATCTTATAAAATAGAGCAGGAATATTTAAGAGAATTTAATTCTCTTATGGATGATAGATTAGATAGAGAATTTTTATTAAAGCAAGCAATTGCTGAAAGACAAATTTTAGAAGTATCTGAAGCTTTACAAAGGGGAGATATTAAAGGGGAAGCTGCGGTTAAATATAACCAACTTATTTTACAATTAGCAAAGCAAGTAAACGCCGCGAGAGAAGGTGGATTAGCCATAGTTGAAACAGAATTGGCAGCAACAATAAAAAAAGCAGATATAGAAAGAAAATCTATTTTAGCTAATTTAGCTGCCGGTTTAAGATTAACAAAAGCAGCACAATTAGATTTAGAACTTCGAGAAAAAGCTGCAGAAAAACAAGAAGCTGTAGGAAAAGACAATTTAGAAAAAGCAGACGAAGCTATAGAGGCAATTAGATTATTAAACAAAGAATCATTAAAATTAGATATACAAAATCAATTATCTTCATCATTAGATTCTGTATCTGAATTTTCTGATGCAATGAAGGAGCTAAGAGAAAACATAGCAAAATTAGGTGAAGAAGATTCATTAGCTAAATTTCAAGCAGGATTATTAGCTATTAATAAGATAGCAGTAGCTTCAGGATCACAAGCAGCAGTTGGTTTATCTAATTTAGCTACTCTAACTAACCAATTTGGAGAGGATTTAAAAACTACACAAGATAGATTAGCCACTACTTTAGAATTTGCCTCTGGTGCAATGGGTTCCATCGCACAAGCTTTAGGAGAAGGATCTAAAGCTGCAGAAATACTAAAAGTTGCACAGACAGGATTAGCTTTAGTCAGTGCTGTTAATGCTGTATTAACCCAAGGAGAAGGAGACCCTTTCTCTGCATTTGCTAGAATGGCAGCAATGGCATCAGCTGCGGCAGCCTTACTTAGTCAAATAGGTGTATCTTTTGGAAGTTCCGGAATCTCAGGAGCCGGCGCAGGAGATAGATATAGAGAGAACATAGGTACTCAAGGTCTATATGGAATTGATTTACAAACTAATTCATTAGTAGATTCTATAGATTCTTTAGTTGAAATAGATACTGAACTATTTAGTGCAAATAGAGATTTACAATTAGCTATTATTGAACTTAGTAATACTTTTAAGAGCTTAGGTGCAGCTTCCTTTAAGGCGGGTGGTAGTTTTGAAACTTTAGATGTTGCTGATTTCTTTGGTGTATCCTTTAATTCTGGAGGAAGTTCAGATTTCTTTGGGCTAGGAAGTACTAGCAAAACCAGAGAGCTTATTAGTGCTGGATATGAATTAGGTGCAGCTATAACTTTTGTTGGTGATGAAATAATAGCTTCTGCAGAAGAGGCTAGGGCTTTCTTAGTTTTACAGGTTACTAAAACTAAAAGCGGTGTATTTGGGATAGGATCAAAAACAAAAGTAAGATTAGAAGAGTCATTTAAAGATTTACCAGCAGACGTAGCTAGAGAGCTACAAAGCTCATTAGATAATACAACTACTGTAATTACAGGACTAATTTCTTCTTTTGGATCTGCTGTAGAGGTAGATTTAGTAGAATTATTTAGCAGTTTAGGTACTATTAATATTGATCCAATAAGAATAGATTTAGTTGGAAAATCTGCAGAAGAACAAGCAGATGCTATAGCAGCATTCTTTAGTAATTTAAGCAATGAAGTAATTGGTACAGCGCTTCCATTTCTTACCAAGTTTTCGCAGGCCGGGGAAGAATTAACAGATACTTTAATTAGATTAACAGAACAAACATTAAATATAAGTGATATTTTTAGTAGTATAAACCTTGATTTAAGTGATGTAGCTAAAGTAACTGGTTCTGAGCAACTAAAATTAGAAATACTAGCATCTTGGCAAGAAGCCTTTACTTCTAGTTTTAAAGATTTTGATGAATTAGATCAATTATTTGAGGATTTCGCAAGTAGTATATTTTCTGAAGCAGAGCTAACAGAATTAGCATTAGAAAGAGCTAGAGGAATTGTAAGTGTCGGCTTTTCTGAATTAAGAACCGAGTTAGCCAATGCTGGAAGAGAAGATTTATTAAGTACTTTAGCAGATGATACATCAGAAAGTCTGAGAGCATTTTATGATTTAGCCTTAGCTACAGATACATTTACTGCTAGAGTTAATACAGCTACTGGAGAAATAGATACTTCTGGAGCAGATTTATTAGCTATTGTTATTCAATTAGGGGCGGCATTAAAAGCAGCAGAAGAAACAGCAGAAGAATTAACTTCTAGAGCTGAGGAGTTAAATTTACAATATACTAGACAAATAGAATTATTTGGCTTATTAGGAAAAGAATTAGATTTATTAGCTTTAGAATTTGATTTTCAAGACGCAATTCAAGAAGCTATAGATGAAGGCGCAGATATTACACTAGTTGAGAAAATTTTTGGGCTAGAAAGATTAAAAATTATAAAAGATTATAATCAAGAAGCTCTAGATGAAATAAAAAGTGCAACTATAGATCTGCAGAAAGCAACTAATTCATTTTTATCTTCATTTGATCAATGGAATGATGTAATATTCTTAGGAATAAAACTAGAAAAATTAAGCAAATCTTTACAGACTGGATTAGGCTCTATAGCTTCTGGTATAGATTTTTCTGTATTTTCCAACTTAAATGATGTAATAGACGAAGAAACCTTTTTAGATACTTTCGAAGGTTTATTTACAATATTTGATTCCGTACCTACCAATATAACTGAACAAATAGATCTAGTACTAGAACTTAAAGATGCAGTTATAGAAAGATATAATATAGAACAACAAGAAATACAAAATACTATAAATAGATTTAAAGAACTATCTGATAGCATTAATGAGTTTTTAGATGAACTTTTAGTTGGGGATTTATCTCCTTTAACTAATTCAGAAAGATTAGCTGAAGCTTCAAGACAATTTTATGAAAATATTGATGGTATATTTTCTACTGATACAGATATATCGGCAGCAGCTGCAGATAATCTTATAAGTAGTGCAGAAACTTTATTAAATATAGCTTCAGAATTTTTCTCTATTAGTGGTTATAGAGATTTATTTGTCAGTGTCACAGACGCACTAAAACAAGTTGATGAATCTTTATTAGATAGAATAAATTTATCTGAGGAAGCCGTTGCAATAAATGAGCAGACAGATATTTTATCCACATTACAACTAGAAACAATTGAAAAATTGCAAGTATTAGATTCAATACTCTATGTATTAGAGGAACAGCAGCAAGCAACTTTAGTTTCTGATATAGAACAATTAAGTGAATTACTAATTCCTCATTTAGATTTTATAACAGATAAATTACAAAGTTTGAATGATTCAACATGGGTTCCAATACTAGAAGTATTAAGAGGGCTAAACTCATTTGCTTCTGGCACCCAAGAAGTAGATGCAGATCAGTTAGCAATGATTCATAAAGGCGAAACTATACTTCCTAGAAAAACGGCAGAAAGTATTAGATCGGGGGAATCCGTACTTGCTAATAGTACTAATATAACAAATAATACGACAACTGATTCAGATAATTCAGATATTATAAATGCAATAAAGATTCTTACCGATGTGGTCGCAGTAAGTCAGGAAGATTTACTAGACCAAGGAAAAGAATTAATACAGGTTTCTAGAGATAGAAATAAAATTAGAAATCCTTTAGCTTCTACAGCTAAAATTTTATAAGAGGAAAAAATGGCAACAAATTGGGTATCACAAAACGGAACCGCAGCTTGGAATAGTTCTAGCGCTGGAAATCCGTGTTCAATAGCAGTAATGAATTCTAATATTAGTCCAGGAGATACAGCCTATCTTTTAACTGGATCTTTTACTAGTAGAATTAAGCCAGTAAAAAGCGGCACTAGTGATACTACAAGAATTAGAATAGTTGCTAATGTATTAGATGGGGTGGCAGATGAAGAAGTTACTGGAACACATAAATCATCGTTTCCTGATTTTTCATCTGCACCACAACCTTGCATAGATTTTAGTGGGTTAGATTTTGTTACTGTAAGTGGTATTAAATTAGACGGTACATTTTTGGCTCCTTCATCAAATTTACCAGAAGCTAATATTGTACTTGGAAATACCAATAATTGTATAGGTAAGCATTTAGTATATGCAAATACTGGTGGATCAGTAATAGGTTCTATACATGAAACTGGTCCACACTCAGATTGCCAGTTTTTATATTGTGATTTATCTTATGTTGGTAATTGGAAAATTACAAATCCAGACCTTACATTAACAGATACTGGAGTGCATATATATTCTAATTCCGCAGCAGAAGCAAAAAGATTAGTGTTGTATAAGAATAATTTACATTGGGGTGGTAGTAGATGTATAGATATTAAAGGGCATGATTGTTTTATTTTAGAAAATTCTATAAGGAATGACTGGGAATATATAGGTACTGCTATAGGAGAATTACTGGCTGGAGATTATGCTGGTAATCTTGGGGCAGACATAGGCAGCTCAGGAACAGCAGGAGGAACAAATACAGGTGTTAGAAATAGATTTATTAAAAATGTAATACAACATACTGCCAGAAGTATAGATAATGCAGACGTAGAAGCGCTAAAACTATCTGGAAATCAAACTATAGCAAGAGGAAATGTTGTTTTCGATCACAAAGCTGGACAAGCTATAACTTCTACTACCGGATCCGCAGCTTCAGCTCCAGCTACTAATATGAGAATATCTCATAACACAATAGCTTATATAAATGGATCTGGATGGGGTCTTCTTGCTAACAACAAGCCAGGGTCTATAGCAGAAACGGGAAATATATTTAAAAATAATATAGTTAATAATGTAGTACTATCCCCATTAAATGCAAGATCTAATTTAACATCTTCTCCGTATAAGTCTTATCCTATATATTTAGTTGATTTAATTACCTATGCAGGGTTAGATAAGTTTGGGAATAATAAAATTATAAGCAATTTGTTGCCAGCAAATTGTGAAGTTGCATTTTCTATAACAGATGTAGATACTATTACTAATTTAGAAACAACATTTGGAACGAATGTTAGTGGAAATATACAATCTGATACTCCTGGATTTGTTAATTCTCTTTCGCCATATTTGGTAACATCAGGAACTGTAGGTAGTCCATCTATAAATGTAACCTTAGACACATTTGAAATAAGTTCTTCATCTCCAGCTTATTTAAGTGCAGAAGAAGAAACAAATACAGTAAATTCTGGAACAGGGACAAAAATTACAGTAGCAGATGCTTCTTGGTTTCATGATGGAGGAGCATCTACAGGCGGGATTATCTCATCCGTGGATGGAATAACTGTACAACCAGATATAATAACTATTGGAAATAATTCTCCAGTAAATATATTAGCAATAAATTATAGCACAAATCAAATAGATGTAGATTCTCCGATTACATGGAATTCGGGGGATCCTGTACGTCTATCTAATTATTTAAATATAGGTGCATGGCAAGCAGCAACAGTAGAAGGAATATTAGCTAGACCAAATGTATACGCATACCCTAACAATACTACCTGGCCACTACAATTAGCAGTATTAGATAATGATATAGATATAAATGGTTCTAGTCCTCCTACCGGGCTTATAGTTAGTTCTGTAATTCCTGGAATAGGGTGTCATCAAACAAATACAAAAATTAACGCTGGTGATAATACTGTAGTTGACTTCGAACCATTAGCAGGATTTATAGGAGAAGCTAGGTTTACATATACTGCATATGATTCTATTAATGATTTAAGTAGTACTACAACAGTATCTGTAAATATAAGTCAGGCTAGCACAGGGACGGGAGCTACATTAGTTAATGATACTTTTGAAACTAATGGCTATTTAAATGGCCAAATTGAATCTGTGTCTGGAAATTCGTGGAAAGCTTCTGTTGGAACTACTAGTTCTACAGTTAAAAAATGGTATCCTGGGCATTATGTAATGCAAGGAGAAACTAATGATGCAAAAAATAAAATTGCTCAATATGATCAATTTGTTGGTGCAAAATTAAAGTTTTTCTGGAAAAACTTAGAGCCAACCGAGGGAGTTTTTGACTTTTCAGAAATAGAGGCAGATGTACAATCTTTATGGCAGACCGGTAATGGTAAAAGAAGCCTAATAATGATTGGAATTAAAGAGCATAATTTTAGTAAATTAGAATATACTGCAGCTCCAGATTGGTTAGGTGTATACGATGCAATGGATAATGTGTGGCTATCTCCACCAAATCCTGATCACCCTAATGATCCTGGTGCATATTATTATTTAAGTGGTAGCTCTACTCCAGATCCAAAATTAGCGGTAGCTATTTGGAAGCCATGGGTTAGAGAAAAAGTAGATAATTTATTCAGAGCTTTAGGTGAAGCATATGATAATGATGATAGAATTTCATTTATTTCTTTAGATGAAACCGCTTTATCTAATCCACCAGCAGATATTACTCCTACACCGCAGGAATATTTAACAGGGTTAATAGAAACAGAAAAGTCTTTAGCATCTCATTTTCCAAAAACTCCTGCACTTCAATTAGCTAATTTTATTAGCTCAGATGAACCAGGAATGTTATCTATTTTTGAAAATATGGAGTCTATTGGAGGAGGAATTTCTGGCCCAGATTTATTTGATACTTATTTAGATGGTGATGGACTACCAAAAACTCAAGCATATGAATTATACCCAGAATTTGCTGGAAGAATACCATTAGCAATAGAAAATCAGCGAGCCGATAGGATCGCAAGTGCAGGACCTGCAGTTGCATATGATGTTGCAATAAATAGTTTAAGTTGTAATGTTATTTTTTGGAATACTAAATTTGATGGTGATCCAAATTGGGATTTTTATACTGGAATTATACCTGTTTTAGAAGACAATAATTGGTTTATTCATACAGATAGACCAAGTAATCTGAGCACACCCACTACTCCAATTACCTTAAATTGGCAACCTGGTCATTTTATAAAGCAACAAGATAATGATAATATACCAGATGCATATTCTTTCATTTTTGATCCAGAATATACAGATCAATTAGATGGTGTATTAATGAATAGTGTTTGGGGTAATTTTGAGGACAATGTTGAAGGTGTATACGATTGGTCTTTGATAGATTTATTTGTTAATTTTTTAAAACCACATAATAAAAAATTAATAGTTTCGTTTAATAATAGAGATTTTAGCATAACAACACCAGTAGGAACTATTCCAAGATATATATTAACTAATCAAAAATATGGATTCAGTGATAATTATCAGTTTGATAGACCAAGTATAACTACAAATGGGTATTATGGGGTTGCTTGCACTAAAAATGGATTTATTGCAAGATTTTGGGACCCTGTTGTGCAAGATAGATATATTGAATTACTAAGGCAATTCTCTATTAAGTATCAGAATGAAGACACTATTGTAGGTGTAATAACTGCAGAATCTGCAGAGGGTTTTAAGGGTATAGTCCCATCGGATTTTGATATTGCTGTAAGTAATGGTGAAAAGTATAGACAAGAAGAAAGAGTATATAATGCCTCAGTAGAATATCTACCGAAAATTCCTACTATGATAGGTGCAAATCATGGAAATGATTTAGAGAGCATAATTATACCGGCTTATTATAGTGCTGGTTGTGGGCAATACGAACCAGATTTTTTTCCTACCACTGATGGAACCACGGCTCAATTAATATTTGATTCAAATTATCGCACACCACCAAAGAATCATATGGCTAGATGCGTTACTGTCAGCGCTCTAACAAATAACAAATTTCCAGGAATAACAGCTCAGGAAATAGTTCAAGGTATAGATGATAGAGATTATAATTTTGTTGCTTGGGTTAAAAGTTATATAAATGGTAATGTTATGGATGGTAATGCTGCTCTTATCGCAGCAGGAAAGCCAATAAATACGATAATTCCATTAAATATGGAAAATAGAATAGCAACTTCGCCAACTACAGATACAGGAAGTGTAGTTGTAAGTGCAAATAGAGTAACACATACAGCAGCAGATGTCGGTGCATATATAAATTCAAAAGCTACTACAGATAGAGTATTATCTGTAGATTTAGATTTTAAAAATGATTTAAATAATACTATAAAAATATTTCCATGTAGAACTAATATTACAGACTTTGATGCATCTTCAGCAGAAGCTATAGAAGTTAGAATAAATGGTGGTAATGGAAGAATTGTTGTCAATCATTTTGATGCAGGAGGTTTAAGGACACAACTAGGTGGTCCTTGGACTATACCTATTCCTATTGGCCAAATAAATGTAAAAGTTGATTGGGATCCAACTAATAATATAGGAAAAGTTTTAATAGATGATATTTCTATAGGAACATTTTCACAGCCCGAACCTCCTGGTGGTGCTGGTGCGCAAAGTTTTCATCCAGGTCATTATGTAAAAGCTTGGACAGATCAAATTAAGGAAGATTGGGCTTGGATATTTAGTGAACCTAATGTTATTGGTGTAATGTGGGAAATTGCATGGAATGAAATAGAAAATGATGCTGGAACAGCGTATGATTTCACAAAATTAGATGAAAATTATAACTATTTAGCTGCACAAGGTAAATATTCTATTATAGAACTAAGGGATAGGCATTTTGAGGAAAATAATCCAAATAATACTGTATTACCTACTTACTTAGAAAGTCCAACTTATGGCGGTGGATATTGGGTTACACACAAAACTAAAGACGGGGTTTGTATAATTAGAGGTATTTGCGCGGTTTTATGGAACTCTAATTTAATGGATAGATATATAGCACTTATACAGGCTGTAGGTGCTCATATGAATGGAAAACCGTTTTTTGAGGGTTTACAGGGAGGAGAATCTTCTATAGGCTTTGGCTGCGAGCCTTCTGATCCAAATTATAGTCCAGAAGGGTATGTTGCACAGTTAAAGCGTCAATTAGATGCAGGCGTTGCAGCAGTTCCAAATCATTGGTATGCTTTAGGAGGTAACTTTATTAATGATGCAGGAACTAGTTCAACACTAATTCCTGAATTAGTAGATTATATGGTTGCTAATGGAGGAGCTATTAAAGAGGCGGATTTACATACAGATTTTGGTGGCAGAAGTCCAACTCCTTTTCAACTTTATATCTATGATAATTATGTGGGTGATCTGGTACAAAGTACTATAGGTAGTGCTTCTGCATTAGATAATGATACAGAAGAAGATCTATGGAATTGGGTAATGGATCCAGCCCATGGAATTACACACGCTTGTTGGAATGGCACTTGGTGGAAACAAACTAGTGTATTAGATAGAATAAATGCTGTAGGTGGAGTTTCTGGATGGATGCAATGTCCAACTAATATAGATTGTTTGGGTGGTGGAACTGGTGGTACTTTAGAAATATGTAATTTACCATATACTGGTTGGTATGTTACCAATATAGGAACAAGTGCGCTAACATTAGATAATTATAATATAACACAAGCCTCTGGTGGAACTACTGGGATAACAATTACTCAGGCAACTATTGATGGAGATGCGGATTTTGGTATTGTAAAGCATAATAGTGCTCAAATAACTCATGATATTTTAGCATTAGGTTATTTTACAAATCCTACTGGTGGAACAGTGACAATACAGCAGCCAACAGGTAGTTGGAATACATTAAACTGTACTGTTACAACAAATGGCTCTACAATATTATTTGATCCAGGATCAAATGTTGGAAGTTATTCATATACTTATACTTTAAGAGATTCGTTAAATAATACAGCTACAGGAGTGGTTTCAGGAACATTAGGAAATACTTTACCTGTACCAGCTTCTAATGTATTTTTGAAAGCTAGCAAGGGTGGAAGTACTTTTGTAAATCCTAAAACCGGATTATCGATTCCTACAGGTTTAAGTACAGGAAGTGCCTGGGCTGCAGATGCTGATGGCGACACTTTAGTATATGCACAAAGTGTGGCACCTGCTCATGGTTCTCTTTCTATAACTAGTTCAGGGATAGAATATACACATGATAATTCTAGCAACTTTTTTGACTCTTTTGTATTGACTGTTTATGATGGATTTGCTTATGGAAATAACTTAAATGTTAATGTTCAAATTAGTGGAATTCAAGCTAATAATGATATAGCTTCAATACCACAAAATGCAAAGTATGATGGTACTATAAATTCTAAAACTAATATTTTTGTATTAAATAATGATATAGGTACAAATTTAACTATATATAAGTTAAATAATGTTGTTCAAACTACGCCTATACAAGTAAGAACAAATCATGGGTACGTAATAAGAAATTCAAATTATGTAATATATCAACCAGACACAGATTATATTGGTCAAGATAGCTTTACTTATGAAATAGTAGATGCAAGTTCAGAGTTTAGTAGTGCAACAGTAACAATAAATGTATATTTAGAAGATGAAGAAGATCCGAATTCACAAATAATTGTAACAAACGATACTTATACTATAGGGGCCGGTACTGGTCTTCAAGTATTGATACCATCTCCATTAAGTAATGACATTGTAGTAAATGTTAACAGAATTATTACTGAAACATATACAGAAGAAGAAATTACAGAAACAACGACAGAGGAATTTTTAACAGAAACTACTGCTACATATAGTATTGGAGCATTAAGTAATATATTTGGTGGCTCATTTAATATTATAAATAATGGTGCTGATGTAGATTTTACTCCTACTATAGATAGTGGTATTGCTACCGCAACTTATGAAATTTATGGTGATGGATTTCCACTATCTCCTCCAGTATATGGAAATATCTATATAACTGTAGAACCCCAGCTATATGCTCCAGATGTTACAATGTCTATAAGTGCGCTCCCAGGTGAAGAGACAGAAATTCTTATAAATGCTGCAGATTTAGTATATAGTGCACTAACTGGCCCTCAAGTATATAGTATTACAGCCCAACCAGCTCTTGGAAGTGCTATTATAGACCCAAATACCGGAATAATTACTTATACAATTACTACTAGTGTTAATTGGTCTGATACTATAGTGGTAAGAGTTACACAAGACGGAATAATAGTAGACTTCACCATAACTTTATTAGGCCTAGTAAAAACAGGTAATCAAGATTGGCTAGAAACAGATAATAATAAAATTATTTTAGTAGAGGCTGGATATCATAATGGTACCGAAACCTCTGTAGGTTATTTTGGTACTTTTCCATATATATTGAAACAGGGCGACTCTTTTATAGATATTTATGGTAATACAGTAAATAGTATATATTATGATGAAATAGTAAATGATATTCCGGAAGTTTCTTCTAGAATAGATTTATCTTCTACTATTGGAGCGATTGAATTATTAAATCCAGAAGGAGATTTGGATGAACTTCTTAAATATGGTTGGGAAGGCCATCCGTTAAAAATATATCTGGGAGATCCTTTATGGACAAAAGAACAATTTATATTAATATTTGATGGTATAATAAATAAATTTACTTCTAGTAGTGTTGATAAAATAACCATTGATGTTAGGGACAAAGACCAGATACTTTCAGTATCCGTACAATCAAATACTATAACATTATCTTATGTAGAGAATATTTTAGCATCAAGTACATTTACTGCAGATACTAAAGATGTTCCTCCTGTAGTTTTTGATCCAGATATAGTTAGTATACCAGAAAGTATTGTAAATACGCCAGCACCTATCTGTTTAGGATATTGTTTTAATATTTCTCCTAAATTAATTGATGCATATAACCATGTATATCAAATACATGATGGAAGTATACAAGCTATTACAGAAGTTAGATCTAATGGTGCAATAGTTGATGCAGGAGATTATGAAGTTGATTTATCAAAAGGTTGTTTTAGATTATTAGTGCATGATTTAGGACAACAAATTACTTGTGATGTTATTGGACAATCCACAAGATCTTCTTTAGCTGAAACTTCCCCTGGTGTTTATCCTTATTCCTTAGTTTTACATAGTGCAGCACATTTAATTGAGTGGTTACTATTAGAGAAAACAAGTGTTACGATAGATAATCTTGATCCAGATAGTTTTGATCCAAATGGTGTAAATGGGTTTCCAAATACAAGTGTAATGGGCTTATATATAGAGGATGAAGAAGAGGTAAAAGAGTTATTAAATAAAATATCTTCTTCTGTAGGTGCCTTCATAAGATTTAATAAAACAAATAATTTGGTACAATTAACTCAATTTAAAGATCCAGCTACACAACCATATAGTCTAGAACTACCAGAAGATCAAATTCTAGAAAACGGATTAACTTTATCTGACATAGAAATTCCTAAAAAGAATATAAAATTAAGCTATAAGAAAAATTGGACTGTTCAAGATAAAGGAGCTCTTGCTGGTATAGTTGTAGAACAAGAATTAGAAGTTCTAGAAAATATTACATCAGAATATAAGATTGTAAATGTTGCCAACCCAATTACGTATATAAATGATATGTATCCTTTACTAGAAGAAGATGAGGTACAGGAAACATTATTATATAATAAACAAGATGCTTTAAATGAGGCAAATAGAAGAATTCAATTAAGAAAACAAAAAAGATTTATATATAGTGTACAGGCTACAGCTGTACCACTAACTATAAATGTGGGTTCTATAATAAAAATAACCCATTTTAGATTTGATTTCTCATCTGGTAAAAAGGGATTAGTAATAGGTATTAATGAAGATCCTATAAATAAATTTGTAACTTTGGAGGTATGGATATAATGTCTAAATTAAGATTTGTATTAAATAATTATGTTGATACTTCCTCATTATTTACTAGTTTAGCTACTACAGATCCAGTATTAAATATTGAAAATTTGAAATTTTCATCTAAAGCTAAAGTTATGCGTACAGTAGATAATTCCACAATAGAAATAAAGGGAATTTTTAACTCTTCTAAAGCTGTTTCAGCTATAATTTTAGGAGCACATAATTTTACATTAAATACTAGATATACTATTAATTTATATGGGGAAACTAGTTTTTCTAATTTACTTTATAGTTCTGAAACACAACTTATAACTGAAGGTAGTCAAGCAAGCGAAATACTTCCATGGGGTGTATTCCTATGGGGTATTGATGCTTGGGGATTTGATGTTATAAAGGAGGATGAATTTCAACCAGTTAAGAATTTAGTACATTGGATTGATTCTGTAGTTTATAATGTTAAATCTTTTGTCATACGATTATCTATAGATGATCCCGTAGAGGAACTAGATGTTCCAAATTCATTAATTACTTATTTTGAAATTGGGCGATTAATTATAGGAGAATATATAGAGGTTCCATATAATATATCTTTTGGTCATTCTTTAAGTTGGGAAGAGAATACTCAACAGTATAGAACGCAATCCGGAAGTTTAAAATCAAATTTTTCAACGCCATATAGAAAATGGCAATTTTCTTTAAATACAATACCAGAAAGCAGTAGAATAAGTATACAGCACGGGCTTCGTAGTGTTGGATTAAGAAAAGATTTCTTTATGTCTTGCTTCCCAGGAGATCTATCTAGAGATAAAGAAATAGATTACAGTGGGATAGTAAAATTAACAAAAATACCAAAATATTCCGAATTTGCTCCTAATTATTATAGAGCAAATTATGAAATAGAGGAAATATAATGACAACATATAATTATACAAGCCTTATTCCTGTAACTGGAGATATTAATTACCCAACAAAAATTAGTACATTTATAACTTCTGTTGGCACTAATTTAACAACAGAATCTACATTAGTTGAGGGACTAATTACTAGTAAGGCTGATAAAGTAGGAATAGAATCAAATGGATATCTATTACAGGCAGATACCTTTGGAAATATACAAGATAGTGGAATTTTGGCTATTTCTGTAGTTAAATTGGGTGGTACATTAGTTCCTGGAAATCTAGTTATTGTAGATTCAGAGGGAAATTTAATAGATGGTGGTGCACCGTCTCAAGCAGGTAGCCCAGATAATATAAGTTCATTAACAGATACTTCAATAACAGGACCACTACAAAATAAAGATGTATTAGTATATGATTCAACATCAGCAGTATGGAAGGATCAAAGCTATACAGAAGCGGGAATAGCAGCTGCTGGACATAATCATACTGTTGCCGCCATTTCAGGATTGGGTGCTTTAGCTACCTTGAATGTTGTAAATCTTCAAACGCAAGTTACTGGAACATTGCAAATAGCCAATGGTGGAACAGGTGCTACTTCTGCAGCAGGTGCCGTAAGTAATATAGGGGCACAGCCATATAATGGAAGATTAGTAGATATAGCAGCTACAACCCCTGGTTGGAAATATTTTCTGGTGGGGACTGGTAGTTCTTGGGGCTCTCAGTCTCCCGCTTCAGCTAAAGCAAGTTTAGCTATAACTACAGCAGACGTTTCTGGTTTAGGACTATTAGCTTCTGCTAATAATTGCGTAGTTACTTCTCATGATATTCTTGTAGATCCAGGAATAAGTTGGAATCAAGAAAGTGGATGGAAACCTATATATACTGGACCTTCTATTACTACAACGTCTGGTCAAACACTACTTATATGGGCAGATATTGGTGGAAATGTGGCTGCTGTAGAACCTACATTTCGAATTCAACATGCCGAAGCTAATGTAATTGAGGTGAGTTATACTAATAATTCATATTATAATGATACAGACCAAAGGTTTAGTACTTGGGGTATATCTAGAGTTTCCAGAACTGGAACTATAGATTTAGATTTTTACGGTGTTGGTTCTTCTGTACAATGCCGTTATTTAAGAATGCTTATTCTCGTACTAAGGTAATATTATGCCAAAATTTGGAACTTCATCAAAAACTAGATTAGAGCAATGTGATTCCAGACTTCAAGATATATTTAATGAAGTAATTGAGTATTATGATTGTACTATTCTTTGTGGCCATCGAACAGAAGAAGAACAAAATAAAGCTTATACAGAAGGAAATTCTAAATTAAAATTTCCCCAAAGTAAACATAATTCTTATCCTTCATTAGCCGTAGACGCGGCACCTTGGCCGATACCCGGCAATTGGGGAGCAAAATGGAAAGATAGAGTAAAATTTTATGAGTTAAAAGCTATAGTGTTTTTTATAGCTGAAAAGCATGGAGTAAAGTTAAGATTCGGTGGAGATTGGGATAAAGACGGTGATTATAAAGATAATACTTTTGATGACCTAGTACATTTTGAGATAGTGGAGTAAATATGTATAAAGATGAAAGACTAGAAAAAATAGATCAATTTTTAGAAGAATTGGATCAACCATGGACTAGGTTAAAATTTACCGCTGAGCAATTTAGTCATGCTATTACAGATTACGTAGTAGAAGGCTTAAGAAAACTCGGAATAGGAGAACCTAGAAAGGAGAAAAGAGAAGGTCCAGATGCTGCATATAAATTAGGACATGCTATTGGGGCAGTTATTATTATGACTACACCTATTTGGGCAGTTGTTGTTCCATTTATATTTATAGCTTCTTTAATACTAAAATCGGAGCTAAAAGATGAATGATAAGATAGAAAAATTAGCTAGAACAGTAGCAAAATATGCCCCAATGCTAGGAGCTGCATTACCTATACCTGGTGGCGCGGCAATAGGTAGTATAATAGCCGCAGTATTCGGCGCGGAAGATCCTGCTGAGCTAGAACAAATAATTGCAAAAGATCCTCAATCTGCTATAAAACTAAGGGAAATAGAGACAAAACATAGAGAAACATTAGAAACTCTTTTAATGAAAAAAGCAGAAAATGAATTAGTAGCAGATACTAGTAGACTGCAAACAGTAAATGAAACAATACGAGCAGAAGCTTTATCCGGAGATAAATGGACTAGAAGGTGGAGACCATTTTGGGGCTATTCTACAGCCATAGCATTTTTTCTGCAAGTACTAACTGTTATGTATGTTGTAGTATTTAAAACTTCTTCTGCGGCTACTATAATTATGGCCTTTACAGCTTTAGATGTTTTCTGGGCTGTTCCATTAGCAATACTTGGTATCGCTGCATATCACAGAGGAAAAGAAAAGAGAGTTATAGCGGGGGAAGACATTAAACCCTTTATTTCATTCAATAAAAAAGAGGGCTAAGCCCTCTTTTTTTATTTGATTGGACACATTCCCCCAGCACATTCTTCCTGAGAATTTATCTCTTCCGTAGTACCTGTATTAGAGAAATCTATATCCTTTAATATAGCTATATACTCTTCATATCTTTCCTTAGTTACAACTTCTTGTGGAAGATATTCATAGCCTAGGTCTTTTGCACTTAATGTTGGGTCTTGTCTGAATAAAAAACTTACCCCAACATAAATGTCCCAATTATCATATAGCCAATCTACTATATCTTCTTTTTCATCTGGAGAGTAACTAATTGTATTAGAAACATTCTGATCACAATAATACATCTGTATCTTTTTATATCTTTCTAATTGATCTATAGCACTTTCTTTATTTATTTCTAGAATTTCTTCAGTTCCATCATTTCTATTAACTGTTACCCTATCAAAATAATTCCCATTATCTATTGGCAGGCAGAATAGAATACCTTCTGGTTCAGTGGGATGTAGTATCCATCTGTAATTTGCATCTTTTAATTTCTCTACTAGGGGATCCTTTCTAGAAAAGTTTACCCAATTAAAGATATATCTTCCTAATGGTTTATGTATACCCTCCCATACCTCCTGATCTTCAGTTCCCATAATCTTAGACAGTGTACCACTAGGCTTTCCTGTGGTTACATTTTTTGGTCTTTGTAGCCCTAATTCTTTGGCCATGCCACAAGCTGCTATTGTGGCACTTCTATTTAGGGATTTCCATTCATACTCTGTTAAATCGTCTCTTTGAGCAGTTCCGGTTGTGCTAACACCACATAATCTAAGAAACTCATTATTTAAATGCCAAGACTCTTGTAGTATTCCATCTCTAAAATCTACTATAGTCTGCCTGTAGTTAGCCCTAGCTAGTAAATGTATGACCTCGAATAATCTGGACATATTATTTTTAAATCTAGAAACCGGTATTTCTACCAAATTACAAAAAGATTTATTTGCTAATAATATTTCTCCGCATGGATTTACACCAGAAAACCAGGGTGCTCTCTTTTTAGCCGTTTGTCCATTTATTATTCCTGGCTCACTACCACCATGCTTGATTATTAAATCAAATATTTTTGATAATTCTTTTTTACTTGGTTTATTATAAAAAACTAAAGAGTTATTAGATTGTGCTCTATGCTTTATATTTTTATCTGTATAGATATTTTCTTTAGCACTAGCAAATTCTTTCCATTCATCGGAATTGTACTCAACTAATGCTATTTCGGCACTTCTTCTAGAACTTAATACAGTACCTAACCAATTAGCAATATCTAATATATCTAATTTAGTTAGTATAGCTCCAGCTCGCTTATTCAGTATGTTAGCAATAGCTGGATAGGCTCTAGATATTGGGCCATCTCCACTAGATATCCATCCATATCCTTTTAATCTTTCTCCTTCCGGTCTAATCTGACTAAAATCAAAAATCAACGTATGTGCTTTATATTTTCCAGCTAATAATTTTCCAATTGATTTAGCCCAAGCTTCTGCACTATCTCCTACAGATATTGTCCATACGCCATCTATAAAAGTTTCTTCATTTTGCTCGTGGCCACCCTTTTGGGTTCTTTTAGACCTAATTATTTTTATATTTGGTATTGGTTTTCTAAATCCTGTTAGTGTTCCAACTTTTGGTGTAAAACCCACCCCACAACCTTGTAGTAATAACCAAAATAAATCTACAAAATCATATACTGTTTGTATTTCTGTATGGGCACAATTAAATTGACTGGCTTCTCGTTTTTTAGAAATATTAGTACCACCTAACCAGAGGGTTCTTCCACTAGGTAATCCTTCTCGATTTAATATTATATAATGTAAGTCTTCTAGTTCTTTTTCTTGCTCTTCACTTAATGATTGCCATTCTAGTATATCTTCTGTTAAATCATGTAACGGAATATCTGGGAACTCTTTGTGTGTTAATGCTCTTTCCCAAAGCCATCTTTGATGATCTATAACCCTATATACAGTTTGTTCCCAGGTTTCAAATTCAGTTTCATCATCATTTAGAGGTCTACTATATGTCCTTCTTGTTACTATATTTGCTCTTGTGCTTGGCTTCATTCTCTTTCTCTTCTTCTATATGTATTGCTGCAGCTGCATCATTGCATTTTTTCTTAGTTTCATAAATACATTTACCCTTTTCACCGTATTTCCATTTTCCGTTTGAGCATTTTATACATGGCATCTTATTCTACTCCTGTATGTCCAAATCCACCAACACCTCTAGAGGTGCTGCCCAATTCTCCTACTATATTTAGATTAGCTATTAAAGCCGGTAATATTAGTAACTGACAAAATCTATCATATTTCTTTATAAAAATATCTTCTTTGCCTCTATTAACAACCCAAACTAATAATTCACCTCTATAATCTGGATCAATTATTCCTATAGTATTTGCTAAAGATAATTCGTATTTTGTTCCAAGCCCACTTCTAGGGGCTATTATTCCTACATGTCCCTTCGGAATTTGTGCTTTAACTCCTGTTTTAAATAATGTTTTTTCTCCTGGAAGAACGACTGTATTTTCATTATTTGAGCGTAAGTCATATCCAATATCTTGTGTATGTTCTTTATATGGCATACATTTTTCATCATCTAATACAATATTTAATCTCATTATACATCCCCTAATTCATCCCTAATTGTTTGCATATTTTCTTCTCCAATTGCCTGTTCACAATATGTTTCTAAATCCATTAATTCATAATTTAGTAGAATTTTATCGCCAAACTTATTTAAATTTTCTATAAATTTTTGTTTTCCTGGAAGGGGCATAGAGGCATAAACATCAAAAGCAGTACCATAATCTTTTACTAATAAACTTGCTCTTTTTATACCTACACCATCTACTCCTGGAATATCGTCTCCCTTATCGCCCATCAAAACCTTAATACTGATATGATCTGGTTGATTATATTCATAATGTTCGTTCCAATTTTTAGCTGTTGTTTCTTTTCTTGTTACAGTAGAAAATCTTGATACTTTTCTACCTATTAGTAAATCCCAGTCTTTATCACTACTTATTAACCAAACATGTTTATATTTATGTTTATAATATTTAGTTATGAAAGCAGCTATATCGTCTGCCTCTACCCCTTTAAACCTAAATGTATAAAAAAATTCATTTAATAATTCAAAAGTTTTATTAAATTCTTCTAAAAAATCTATAAAGTTTTGTTTCTCTTCTTCTGTTTGTGTTGTTTTAAGATCTTTTCTACTTTTTTTATACTCAGGATAAATATTTTCTCTATAATCAGAACCACCATCACCAAGAATTATAATATCTTTAGCATCATAAGAAGTACCTAATGATTTGATTGTATTTAGATACTCTATTGCATATTGTTTTTTATTTGCATATTTATATCTAAACGCTAAATTTAGCCCATCTACAATCATTAGATTTTCTCTATCTTTTGTATCTGTTTCCTGTCTTGCGTCTATAAAATCCACTTTATTTTCTCCCCCAAAAAGTTTTCTAGTTTGGTTATATATATTGGATGACTACCTTCATCAATCCAAAGTATAAAGTGCTTATAATTCATTTCAGGAAATTCGTCAACAATTAATCCATCAAAGGCATGTATTGTATATGCTATAAACCATTTACTTCTATCAAATTTAAAAATTAATAAAGGATCTTTTTGCACTAGATATGCTTGATTTTCTGCTTGACTCCACCATTTTAAGAGTTGTGGCTCTTTATCTGTTAGTACTTTACTAGTTAAGTGATCCTCTTTATAATGTTTAACCTCTATGCAAAACTTATTATCTTTTCCTGGAATATATAAATCACCCTTTAATTTATGCCTTTCATTTAGGGCTCCAGAACCTGGAGTTCTTTCCCAAGTTAATCCAGTTTTCTCTATAAGAAGTTTTTTAAGCGCAGTTTCTGCTCTAGCTCCCTTTTGTCTACTATCAACCATTCTCTATCCTACTTATTTTATTTGTTTTTACTATATTTATCTGAGGAATTAATGGATGTGAATATTCATGTGAAACTAAAAATGTATTTAGATCATTTTCTTTATATAATATTTCTACTAGTTTTTCTTTTCCATCTGTATCTAAAACACCCATAATTTCATCTAAAAATAGTATATTTATTTTTGTAGAGGAAAATACCATCATCTGCTTACGTATCGCTAATAATGTAGCCGCATTTATTCTTGCTAATTCTCCTGCGGATAGTTCCTCTATTCCTATATTTATTCCATCATCAAAGATGGTTATATTTAACTTATCATCTTTCAGTGTAAATTCAAATTGAAATTTACCCTGTGATAAATCTATTAAATAATTATTTATTTCCTTTTCTAGATCTGAAACTAAATAATCTATTTTATAATTTGGTAATCCACTAGGTCCGAAAGCTTTCTTTAGTATATTTAACCTATTATATAAAAGCTCTTCTTTTTCTAGATTTTTTCTTACTGATTTTAACTGTTCATTATATTCTTCTAATTGACTTAATATAACAGATACTTTTGAATTATGTGTGTCAACTTCTGCATTGTACTTACTAATTTTTTGTATTTCTTCTGTAATAGTATTTATTTTTTCTGATAAATTATTTATATTTTCTAATAATTCTGTTTCTATTATTATTTCATCTGGTATTTCTTCATTTATAGAAGACATTAGTTTAGTTACTTCTGTTTCTACTTTATTTCTTTCTTCTATTCTTCTTAGAATAATATTTGCATCTATTAATAGTTTTTCTATATCTTTTATACTCATAGAGCATTCATAAATTTCTTTTTCTAGTAAATCTATTTCTTTTTGCCTATCATTTATTAATTCTTCTTTAAAATCTTGTTCAATAGTTTGTAAACATGTAGGACATTGACTATCTAAATTATTTATTTTATTTATTTCTGTTTTTCTCTGTGAAATTATTGTTGTTTTCTCTATTTTTTTCTTCTTTAAATTTTGAATTTTATCATTCAATTCTTCTATATTTTTTGGTGGTGTAAGTGACTCACTAAGAATATTAGTATCTAAAGAAGCTAATTGTTCTTTAAACGTTAATTTATCATTTATATCTTTATTTATTTTTTTTATAGATACATGTTTTGCTTTTAAATCTGCTAACTCTTCTATATCTTTTTTATTTATCTTTGGTATTTCTACTTTTTCTTTTTTTATTAAAGTTTCTCTTTTATTTTTTCTTACCCATTCTTCAATAGTATTTATTTTTCCGGTTAATACTTGAATTTGTGTATTAGTTGAATTTACAGCAGATTTAATTTTTTCATGTATGTCTAAGTATATATTTAAATTATATAAATTAATTAGAAATTTCTTTCTATTACTATCTGTAGCTTGCAAAAATTCTAAATTAGAAGTAGAGCTTTGATATAATAATTGTGAGAATGTTTTAAAATCTAAATTAAATATATTTTGAATTGTTTTATATGTATTAGTTGCTGTATGTGAAGATATATCTTCTCCATTTTTTAATAGTTGTATTTGTATTGTAGCTTTTCTTTTTAGAATTACTACATAATCATTACTATCAACAGAAAAACCAACTTCAGAATATAACTGTGCATTTTTAATATTTCTATTTATTAGTGCTTGCTTTTTTATTCCTTTAGAATTTTTACCAAATAAAGTCTCTTCTAGTATTAAGTGTATTGATGTTTTTCCACTTCCATTAGGGCCCTTTATTTGGTTTAGTACACTATCAGAAAATTTTATTATATTATCTTTACCGTATGAAAACCAATTATCCCATTTCAGATACTTTATTATAATCATTATATACCTTTAATATTTCATCTATATCTGAGTCACTTATATTAAGAATATTCTTCAGATATTCCGCTAATTCCTGTTCTATACTCATATTACCTAGATTTATAATTGCTTCTTTTCCTTTATTTATTATTTTTTTATCTATAATATGTGAAGAAGCATCCATACTCATTAAATCTAGCATATTTCCTGTTATTTCATATATTGTATGGTCATATTTTGTTTCTACAATATCGCTTTCCTTATCAACTGTCTTTCTTATTAATTGAGGTAATCCCAATTCTATCCATTCATGTGTCATATCTTCTGTATTAAATATAATAACGCCATTTTTAATTTTTGATCTATGAAAAGTTATTGATAATGGGCTACCAGGATATAATATATTTCTTTGGCTATTTTCATATGAATGTAAATCACCAGCAAGAACTACATCCCACCTATTAAATAAATCTAAATCTATTTCGGCCTTTACATGAGGCTCTATATTTCCTCTAACATGAGTACAAAGAATACTATTGTGAAATTTTTCAGGCTTAAAAGTTTTCAAATGAGTATATGGAATTATATCTAGATTAGGTAATTCATATATACCATTTATAATATGTGCATTACTATTTAATTTATTTACTGCATTTTCAAAGAAAGTTAAAAATGTTTTTCCTTTTTTAGTAGCTTCATGATTACCATCATATATGAAAGTAGGAATAGAAATATTACTTATAAAATCTAGAAACATACTTACTTCTTCTGGATTTGGTATATTATCAAATATATCCCCACCAATAATATGTATACTAGCTTCCTTCTCTAATTCGTATATTTTCTTAAAAAGTAATGAATATCTATTTTTTTGCCAAGCAATAGGTATATTCTTTTGTCCTATTTTTATGTGCCAATCAGCACTGAATAATATTTTCATAGTTTTCCAATAACAAAGGCCGAAGTATATTCGGCCTTTGTTTTATTTATTTTAACTTATACTGGAATATCGTCTACTTCTTCAGCAACTTCTTTAGCTGCATCATCATCAACATTTTCTTCTTCCTGAGGATTAACCCAAGCATTTTCAATAAAGTCTTTCTGCTGTTCTGCAGTAAGTCTTGGTACTACTTCATCAATGCTTTTCATATCTTTAATTAATTCTCTTTCAGCCTCTGTTAAAGGTCTAGGTGTTAAATCTAATTGTTGTAATGTATATTCCACATTATAGACATGTGGTCCAGTTTTCTTCTTTTCAACAATTATATCCCAACCAGTTTCAATATCTGTAGGATCCCCTAATTTTTTCTGCGCGGTTTGTATTTGTTCAAATAGCTTTTTCTTTAGACCACATAACTTTAGTTTTCCATCTGTTGGGTCTATAACTCTAATTACATAAGACCATACGCACTTTTCATTTGGAAAGTAATGTTTAAACCAATCTTTTTCTGCATTTGTAAATCTTTCTTCTTTTCTATCAAAAGCTAAACATTCCACAGGAATATTAGAATCTTTCAATTTTTTCCAATAGCAATATCTTGGCAATAAATCTCCGACAAGTCTGAATCTATTTTCACCAAAATTTATCTTAATATATTCTAACTCACCCTTTTTTGCTGAACCATGTGCGTCTCCGAATGAAACTCCCATTTTTAAACTCCTTCATATATAAAATATATATTATTATCATCTAATAATAATAATCTATTTAGTTTTAATTTATCTAAATCATAATCTATTACTTTCCATTTCTGTAAGTAATCTACTTTTTTGTTTGTATTAAAATAATTGAATAAACTCCGTCTACTAGCTAAATCTAAATAAACGTATTGCTCTTCCTTAGTAGCATTTAATGAATTTTCTAATAAATCTTTTATATTTAATAAAAAAGACATTTTTGATTGCTCAAAGTATATTTCTCTGGCAAATTTATTTTTCTCTAAATATTCAGAGAAATTATTAGATAAGTAAATATTATAAAAATATTCTAATATTTTTTCTCTATCTCCTTTTGTTTTTCCAACTATTTTTTGCCAGTTAAATCTGATCATTATTCTATATACCTTATTTTATAACCCATATCTACATAATAATTAATTCGTTGAACTAATTGATTTTTTCCAGTCTTTCCAGATAAAGCTATGTCTATAACTTCTGGTGTTATTTTATTTTCTTGTTGTCTTAAAATTCTACCTATTAATTGATCTAATAATCCTCTATTATTTATAGGAGTTGACATTATTAATGAACTAAGTGGTGGAATATTAACACCCTCAGAAAATATTCTCATTGTAGCTAATATTCCATCTTTTTTATCTTTATCAAATGCTCTATCTATAGTATCTCCAGTTATACACATAAAGTTTTCTAATATTTCTGCACATGTATATAGAAACTCTAATCTATCATTAACCATTAAAACCTTATGTCCTCTATAAACTTGAGCTTCACATAGATTTAATACTAGTTCTAGATATTTCGGATCATTATATAACTCAGTTAATCTATTTGCCCAGGGAATATTACTATTTTGATTTAATTTTATATTAGAATTAACTACTACTATATTTGGTTTTAATCTTCGCTCATCTTTAGCGCGATATACTTTAGTGCCTAAATAATCTGGTATATACACATGAGTTCCATCTTTTCTCCATAAAGTAGCTGTTAATCCTATTTTAAATCTTGATTTTAAATTATCAATTATTCTTTTAAATACGGTAGCTGGTAAATGATGAACTTCATCTACTATTATTAATCCAAAATTAGCTTTATTTACTTTAGTAATATTATTCCTTAATGTTTGAATAAGAGCAATACAAATTAGTTTATCTGCCTCAAACTTTCCATCTCCAATTATTCCTGCATCTATTCCTAAACATTTTTTTACTTCTTGTACCCATTGATCTTTTAAATATTTTGTATGTACTACTATTAAAGTTTTTTGCTTTAATTTAGTGGCTAAAGCTATTCCCATAAATGTTTTTCCCCAACTAGGGTTAGCATTTATTACACAACTATCGTCCACACTGTCATAAATTTCCTGTTGAGAATCAAATAGTTTATATTTAAACTTTGGAAATTCACAGTTATTAATTGTTCGCTTATCTACTATTGTGTAATCTTTTGGTATTAAATCTGTTCTTCCACAAGGTATAGTTAATACATCCTTATTTATTCTAGTTACATCACAATAAGTTGTCGGTGGCTTACCGGGTATTTTTGAAGGTATAGAATATTTTAGTTTTTCACGTAATTCTTCATATAAATTACCATACTTTCCTAAATATATTCTATTAGATATAACTGCTTTCATATTTTTCTTTTTGTATCTGGTTTTTTATCTTCACTTAGTTCGTATAAAATATATCCAGTAGGTGTATGTAAAATACCAGCGTAACTATAAGTATTAGCTTCTCTATAATTAACAACTATAGGAAAGAATATATCTTTAACTAATAAGAAATAATCTCCAAATTTTTCTCTATAATGTATCGAAAGTATTTTATGATATTTTAATGGAACATATTTTGTCTTTTTATATTTAAAAACTGTTCCTATATTATCTATAAATATATTAGACTTACATTTTAATAATTGCGCTACTGAATAACACGTTTTCTTAGGTTTATATAGCTTAGTATTTTCTATTTTTGCTCTTCTTTCACCTAATGTATTGCCGTTCATATTCTTATTGTCTAATACATATGTTCCGGAGGCTGTTTGGATATATAATATATTAAATTCAGTATATATCTTTTCATAATTTTTTGAAAGTGAATATACAGGAAAGGAAATATCTTCTAATTTAAGTAAACGCATAATTTGTACCTATTTCAACGTCTATTCCAATAGGTCTATTAGGTATACTTAATCCTCTATCTTTCTGAGTTATCTCTTTTAACTTAGTTGTATATAACTCAATATATTCATCCTTAACTTCCGCTAGTATTGAATCATGTACAAGAGCGAATATTTTCATATAATTTATATAATTATTTTTTTCTATCCAATCTTGCATTTCAATAGCAGCTAATAAATTTATATCACTAGCAACACTTTGAACCAAGAAATTTATCCCACTTCTTACTTGATGTTGTGCCTCTTGTTTATTAGATGAAAAAGCATCTTTCAATCTTCTTTTTCTACCAAAGAAGGAATATATGTATCCATTTTCTTTTATATACTCTTCCTTACTTTTTAGCCACCATTTTAACTTTTTAAAGTTTTCTAGTGCCGGTTCGTTATAATTTAGTTTATATAAAATTTCAAAAGAAATTGTTTTAGCACTATCTCTATATGTTGGGTATAAGTTTTTTACATCGTTAGGATGACAATTTAATCCAAATTTTAATACTGCCATAGACCCATGATAATCTACTTCATCTATAAATATTTTTTGTAGTACCTTATCTCCGGACAAAACTGCAGCTATATACATTTCAGCAGTTTGTAAGTCCTGTGAAACTATTTTATAGCCCTTTTTAGCTTCTATACATTCTTTTGGTGCTTTGTTCTTTTTTGGTAATTGCTGTGCATTTAATTTTCCGGATGAACTAAGTCTTCCTGAAGATACTATATGAATGTTGAAATTTGTTCTTAATCTTCCATCTAAATCTGTTTCTGTTAGAAACTTTTCTAAATATGTAGATTTAATTTTCTTTAGCTGTTGTATTTCTTGAATTATATGAACTAGAGGATGCTGTTCTGCCAAAGATTCTAATACCTCGGCATCTGTGCTCAACTCACCTTTAGGGGTCAATTTACTACTACTTAAACCTAATACATCAAAAAATAAACATCTTTTATGGGCCACACTATTAGGATTAAATAATGCCCCTTTTACTTTTTCTACTTCCTTAATTTCTTTATATGTGTATAGATTTTTTGTTAGTTCATTAATTTTTTCATTTATGTTTATAATATGTTCTTTTACTTTTTCTAAGTTTATAGGTATTCCATTCTCTTCCATTTTTAATAGAAATAATGTTCCCCTCTTTAAAATGTTTTCATATACATTATTTAACTTATCATTTTTGTAAATAGCAGGCCTAAATATTGAATGTAATTCAAAAGTAGCTGCGGTATCTAATGCAGCATAGGGATATATTATTTCAAAAGGAAAATATTCATATGTAAAATCTTTTTGTTTTATACCATGTTTTCTACAATAATTGGCTTTGTACTCTTCTAATTCTCTATCATAATCACCTAATTTAGTAAATTTTAAAGCTAGTGGTTTTAATTTATGACTACCTTCCGTTTCATCTAGGATATAATGTTCTAACATTGTATCCTCAAAATTAGAAAAAGTGAAGCCAAAATGATATTGTAGCATTTTTATATCAAATTTAGCATTATGAAATACAACTATAGTTTTATCAAAAATTTCTTGTAAGAGCATAACTACAGAATCTGAGACTTCTAAAGAATCTAGATATACTCCTTGCTCCTTTTTATAAGATATTGAAATTCCCAGAACATGTCCATTTCTAGGATATAATGAAGATGTTTCTGTATCTACAGCAATAGTATTAACTTCGCCAGAATCTATCAGCTCTAGTAAATATCGTAAATGCTTTACTATTTCATTTTCTGATTTTAGACCTTGTATTTCAGAAAACTGAGTAGTATGAGTAATACCATTAATAGTATTAACTATATCAAATATAGCTTTATCAAAATCATTTTTTAAAGATGGTCGAATAGCCAGAGCAGCAGGATTAACTAAACACAAGTATTTATTATCAAATAAATGACCTTGATATTCAGTTACGCTAGAAATATTTCCAACAAATTTACTTGGTTCTTTTCCAATTAAAATTAAATAATCATATGTATTTTTTAACTCTTCTAAATTTAAGGTTATATCTCGTTTTAATACCTTATCTTGCCTACTATTTACTAAGCTATACTTTTCTATTGGAAAGGGGAATAATGACCCATAATTATATTTTGTAGGATACTTTTCAATAACTGCTATCTTTTTATCATTCATATAATATACCTTTTAATCTAGTCACATCTTCTGTTGTAAATGCTCCTGGGTCCATTCCTTCTTCTAAGTCTATAGTTTCTGTTATATAAGAATCATCTAAATATTCTTTTAGATTATTTGCGGCAGATTTTCCTGCTTTATCTCCATCATACATTATATATATCTTATTAACTCCTTGATATCTATAAGGAATTAACCTCTCTTTATTTCTTTTCTGCTTTTCTGCTTTTTTCGTATTTCCAAAAGCTGTGCCAAAAGTACAAACAACATTTTTTAATCCTTTATCCCATAAATTTAACATATCAAATATACCTTCAACTAAAATAATACTTCCATCAATAGGTTCAATAATTGCTGGAAATAATGGTATAGTTGAATTTTCTGGTAAATATTGATATTTAGGTTCAATATCTGAATAAATATATCTTCCCTGAAATCCAACTATATTTCCTAATATATCTTTTATTGGGATAATTAATCTGCCAGGCATTAAACTTTCCGATAGAAAAGCAGAAAAATACATATAGGTTTCCGGATTTATATTTCTAAATTTTCTATTATAAGGTACTGCATCTATAGGTAAAGAAAAGGTTTTAACTTTTAATAATTTTTGTATTTTTTCTTGTAATTGTAATGCTCTGATATCTATTAATTTATTATTTTTTATTCCAAAATAATGAAAAATATTACCAGAAAACCCACAACTTACACAATGAAATATACCAGTTAATTTGTCTATTCTTAATGATGGGTGTTTATCATCATGATCTGGATTTAAACAAGTTATAACATAATCTCTACTTCTTGATAATGGATAAATGCCTTTATTAATTAATAATTCTTTTACGTCCATGGCACAGTTATATCCTCAACAGCTTCTTTAGTTTTCTCTTTTTTATTATCGCTAGATTCTGGGTCTATTATAGCATCTTCTGGAGATATTGCCAAAGTATCCCAATTTATTGGTGAATTGAATGAAAATGGGGCAATATTTCTAGTTTTAGTACTATTAAATGTTATATAATCAGAACCTTTTGGCACTTCTAGTATTGCCGCTACGTCGGCGGCATCTAACAAACCTTTAGCAAATCTAGCTTCACCAGAAGAATCTATTTGATATGGAGAGATCATAACTATATCATGTTTTCTAGCTATATTTTTTAGTGCTTTTGATAGTTTTATTTGTGTTTTCCAATCATATATATCTGTTTCTTGAATTTGATTTACATAGTCTACTACTACTGCTTTTAATTTATCTCCATAGATAGATTTAAATTTCTGTATATTCATATCTATTTCTGTAAGCGTTAACATTTGATTATCTACAATAATTAGTTGGTTATCTGGTTTTAATTTTTTGGAGCTTATTAAATCTATTTCAAATTTTTCATAATTTTTATGCTTTAGAAAATCATCAAATACTTCTTCTGCATCACAAAACATATCTTTTCTAACTTTAGCTATTTTCATAAAATCTTCAAAGGTACATTTCATATTTCTAATATGCCTATTGTTTACATTGGATAGTATTGATATAAATCTATTAAATATTTCCCTATATCTCATTTCAATAGAGAAAAATAAACCAACATTCCCCTGCATATACTGATTTACTGCTATATTACATGCAGCTATTGTTTTACCAGATCCTCTAGCTCCACCCAACATTATCAATTCTGTTAATGATAATCCACCAGTATTTGCATCAAATGTATTATTTATTCCTAATGGAATTCTGCTATGTATTTCTTCTTTATCTATAGTGTAAACTTCATTCATCCTATAGATTTCTTCTGTTTCTTGTGTTCTTTCATCCAATACTATTAATATATCAGATAGAGATTTCTTTACCTCTGATGTATCTAGCATTGGTATTCTTTCCACAAAATCAAATAATTGATTTAGTGTTTCTTCCTGTGTATATTCATCAGCTAATGCCTCAGCAGCGATTAATAAATCTACATCTTCGGGAATAGGCAGTAATTCTAAAGCTTTTATCTTTAGAACTAAGCTCTCGTCTCTTGTTATTATATATAAATCATTAAAGGACGGTAATTTATTCCTTTTATTATAGTATTTGGATATTGCAAAGAATATTGCATTATAATCGGAATTAAAAAAATATATTTTTAATTTAGGCCAGACGTCTAAAGCATCAGCTGGATTTTCTAAAATCTTTTTAAGTACAATTCCAGCAATATCTGACACATTATATTCCTTTGAGCTATATTTTTAGATAAAAAATAATACGGGATATTACTCCCGTATTATTTTACGTTAGATATTAATTACGCTACTTTAGCGCTTTCAATCTTTTCATGCTTTTTAGCACCGTCGTAATTCTTAACCTTAATTCCACGACGAGTTAGCATAGTTTTAACACCACGAACTGTTTTTCCAACCTTTTCAGCTACTTCTTCTACTGTCATTTCAGTAATAGAGTCACCTAAAGCTTCGATAGGATCGACAGTATCCTTACTCTTATAGGTACGCTGTCTTGGAATTACAATAGTAGGATCAGCAGTACTCATAGATAGAATTTTTCCTCTTATAGAGTTTACTTCCTTTCCAAGAGCATTAGCAATATCTTCTAGATATTCACCAGCCAATACTAACTTCTTGATTTTTGCTTCCTCAGCTTCAGAATATTTCTTTGCTACCTCAACCTTCGGAGTAGGCTTAACCATATCGGTTAATTCCATAGATAGAATCTTTCCTTGGATTCTCTTAGCAGAATACTTACCATCAAGTACTAATGCTGCGATCTCAGCATAGGTATGCTGTTTAGGATTAGATTCTACAAAAGCCCTTAGCTCTTCTTCTTCAGCAGGAGTAAATTTCTTACCTACTTCCTTACTTAGAGATTCTACAACATGGCCCATCTTTCTAAGTTTTGAACTAACAGACCTTGTAGTAGTTTCTAACTCTTCTGCTGCTCTCTTAACTGTTTCGGCACTTACTGGACTTTCATTACCGACTAAGTTTACTAATGTTGCTTCTCTTTCACTATCCCATTTTGGTACATTTGTTGACATTTATTTCTCCTTAATAATATTATTAATTAATTGTTCAAGAGTAACTATTGGTATATTTAATTCTATAGCCTTTTTATATTTAGAACTAGTACTAGTTTCTACATCACTTACTAAATAATTTACATTACTACTTAAACTGTTTATTACTTTTATCCCATATTGAGATAAAAATTCTTTGGCTTTTTCTCTGGATGAGAAATCTTTTAATTTACCAGTTATTACTACATTTAGTTTTACTGGTGTATCTACTACTTTAGATTGTTTTGAAAATTTTATTGGCATACTAGAATATACACTATATTCAGTATTTATCCAATTTATTAAATTTTCTATTGCTTTATTACCTAATCCTGCTTGTTTGCATTTAGTTTCATTTATTTCTTCAATAGAAGAAACTACCTTTGTTAAAGAATCGCCGGCAGTTTTACCTATTAAGGGTATTGACATTGCCGTTAAAAATACTCCTATAGGTATACTTTTACTTTTTTCTATTTCTTTGTATAACTTCTCCCCCAATTTAATTCCTAATGTATTTGTAATATATTCTTCTGTTAATTCATAAATTTCAGGAATAGATAATAAGTTTAGTTTTTCAATTGTTTTTTGCCCCAATCCCATTATTTTTACTGTCTTTGAAAATTTCTCAATTTTTTTACTTATTATACTTGAGCAATTCTTATTTCTACAGAATAGTTGCATGTTTACTAATTCTAGCTCACTATTACAACTTGGGCACTTTGTTGGTATTTCAATCATGATTCTCTCATTTCTTAGGTTATTATACTATAGTTGAGCTAAAAAGTCAACACCAATTTTTTATATACTGACACGTAAAGCTATTTAAGAATCAATTTTTCATGGAGGTCGGCGCTGAGTATAATTTTATA